GGCGCGCAGCTCCAGAGAATCCACGCCTCCAGCGTCTATCACGATGTCATCGAACTTACCGGCCAGCCGCCGCACCTCGTCGGCCAGCGTGGAGCCGTACACCGACACGCAAGTGATGTGGGGTGTGTGCTTCTCGTTGGCTCTTGTGGCCGCCCACTGGGCCGCGCTCTGTTGCTTATCCGCGTTGACCAGCAGCACGTCCCTGCCCTGTATGGCGCGCAGCACGGCCATGTTGACCGCCATCGTGGTTTTGCCGGTGCCGCCCTTTTCGCCGCCGAACAAGATAATCATGTAATTTCCCCTTGGTAAGTTGACGCATGATTATCAAATTGATTCCGCGCTTTGGCAAGCAAAATCTGATACCGCATTGAACTATTCCACATGGAACCTAACCATCCCATACGATACGGCACGCAATAGTTTGGTATGCAACCATGTTATGTGGTTTGATTTCAATTGGTATGGTACGGCATCAAACGGTACGGGATGGTGTGAAATGGTACGGTGTGGTGTGATTCGGTTTGCTACGGTGTGGTTCCTATGCTGCGGCGAAGCCCCGAAACACGGGGTTCCGGGCGCGCGTGCGCCGCATTTGGTGTGGTTCGGTACGCTACCACTTGGCATGGTGCGGTGCGCAATGGTTGAGTATGGTGTGGTGTGAAACGGTGTGATTTGGTACTAGATGGTGTGGTTGCGTGCGGCACGCGGCGCGGCGTGCTGCCATTAAGTGTGGTTGCGTGTGGTGTGGTGCGGTTCTATTCGGTACGATGCGCTTTGGTTGCATATCGCATCGTACCGTTAGGCGTGGTGTGGTGTCACATGGCGCGGTGCTTCCACTTGCATCCGGCGCACTTCGGATCGTTGCGGGTATGGATGCTGTACTGGCACTCGGCAGTCATCACATGGGGAACCTGCACGATGCGAGGGATGCGGGTCGTGTAGCCCTGCGCCCCTTCCGGGCCGCCAAGCGGTTGCTCAAGCCATCCATCTTGCGCAGGGTAGGTGCGTGCGGCCAGCGCTTCCCCGCGCTGGCCGTCGTAGCAGCCGTTACGCGGCGGCGTCATTGGCTCCCTCGGTCGCCGGTGCCGCCGCCTTCTCGCGCAGCTTCAGCACGTCATCATGCGCCGCGCGCAGCTCGGCCAGCAGGGCGGCGGGCATTTCAACTATGACGGTCGCGCCATCCGGCATGATGTCCAGCTCGTGCGCTGTCATGGTCGATGGCAGCACGTTGAACAGCGTGCCGATGCTGTCTGTGAAGCGCGCCACCAGCTTACGCGGGATGGCGGCACCCTGCACGGTCTTTTTCGTCACCTTGCTTTTGCCGCTGGCCTTGGCCTTCTCCAGCGCCTCTTGGATCACCTTACCGGCGTCGCTGCCATGCTCGCGGATTATGCCCACGGCGACTGTTCCGGCAACTTCGCCAGCGCGGACGGATTCCCGTACATCGGGATTGGCGCGCGCCAGCATCAGGCAGTTTTCGATGTGCGTGACGGACTTGCCCATGCGCTTCGCAATGCGCGTCACGTCCCAGTTCAGGGCGATCAGCTCGGCGTATTTCTCGCCCTGCACCAGCGGCGTTATCCCGAGAGACTGGCCGCTCGACAGCATGTGCGCGATCTGTTCGTCAATGCCGCCCTTGAATTCAACAGCGGACATTTCAGGAATGTCTCGGCCACTTGAAAGCCCGGCGCGGTATTCCTCGATCAGCTCGCGCACCGCCCACATGCGGTGCTCGCCATCGACCATGAAAATAGTGGATTTCGTGGCCGTCCGCTCAACGGCCACGTCGATAGGTTTGAGCTTCACGCCGCCCCGGATCGACTCTTTAATGTTGTCGATATGCTCTCGGCTGACCGGGCGGTTAAAACCGGGGCGAATCTCGACCTTGAATGGATCGACCTTGAAGCTGGTTTCTTTCGAGACGCCTTCGATGCTCTTGTCCTCGGCGGCGGCCTTCAGGGACGCGAATTTCTGTTCTTCGGTAGCGGTCTTGTTCATCATGCGGCTTTCTGGTTGGTGCTGGAGGTCGGCGTGAGGCGGGCGAGGTTCCCGTTGGGGGACAATGTACTGACAGAGCTGTCCAATGTGATCGGCTTGCCGCTGACCGTCAGCGAAATGGTTGCGCCGTCCTGAGCGGCCATCTGGTGCAGCTTGCGCACCACGTCCTGCACGCCGTCAGCCGGGGCCGGTGCTGCGCTGGCGGTATCGGTGGTGCCATCGACAGCAGCGAAGCCGCCCAGTTCCTCAACCAGCTCGGCCATCAGCTTTGCCAGCTCGCCGGTAATCAGCATCGCGTTGTTATCAAAGCGCTCGTCCTCGTTGCGTGGCGAGACATCGCTTTCGGTCATCACGTCGAGCAGCTTCACGGTTTTGATTGCCAGCCCTTCGGTCAGTACGAACGAGATTTTGCTATCCCACGTCATCGCCAGTCGCACGCATTGCTTGCCTGCGGCGATGTGGCGCTTCATTTCGTCAGCTTCGAGTGTGTGGCGCTTGTAAGTGATGCTGGCCTTGCTTTCGCCGGTCGCGCGCAGGGTGGCGTCAGTGTCCAACGTGAAGCCTGCGGGTGCTTCATCGGTGTTGAGCCAGTCGGTCATCGCGGCGACTGGCGAGCGCTGCACGCGCAGGCTTTCCAGTGGCATACGGTCTACCGCCTTCAGCAACAACTTAACAACGTCGTCGGCCTTCGATGGGCTGGAGGCGTCTACTACCAGCCAGCCATTCTTGCGATCAATCCAGACCCATGTGTGCGCGTCTTTCGGGAATGCCTTTGCCAGCAGCTCATCGTAGACGCGCTCTTTCAGCTCCTTGCGGGCATTTTTGCCCGGCGCGAAGCCTTGCTCTTTCTCCATGACTACGGCGCGCTTTGTGACTTCGGCATTGATGACAGCGCCGGGCAGCACTTTGGTTTGAGTCTGGAGGCGCAGGATCATTTGATCGTTGACCACATGGACAAGCGGCCCATTTTCGCGCGGTGGCACCCAGCCTTGGCGCATCGCTTCATGGCTGGTGCATGGGGTGAATGCTTGAGCGGTGATGGCTTCGATAAGCGCCTCGGTGGTCAGCGAGTAGTTGCACGGCAGGCGGTAGATTTGGAGGTTGCGGAGGTTCATTTTTTTGCTTCGATGTGGTTGTAAATACGGGCAGGGCGGGCCTGCCCGGTTGGTTCTTATGCGGCCATGCGGAGGCGGGACGCGGCAATGCGTGCTTCCTCGAATGGCTCAACGCCGGGGATGCGCAGAGCGTCGCGCTGGGCCTTCGCCATTTCGTTCAAGCCGGTCATCTTGACTTCGATCCAGTCGTGATAGGCCGGGTTGTCAGCAATGAAGCGCAGCAGGGCCGGGAGGTCGGTTACGCGGGCCTTCCACACGTCGGTGGTGGTGACGCCTTGGACGGTTGGCACATTGGTGGCGGCGGTGGCAGCGCTAACGACAGCGGTTGTCTGATCCAGCGCGCAGGCCATTTCCTGTGCTGTCTCGGCAGCGGTCAGGGCAGCAGTAACGCCAGCGGCATCGCCTTCGGTCATCAGCTTGGCGGCCAGCTCCGACTGCGTGCGCGCTTCTTCAGCCTGCCGGGCGCTCTCGGCGGCGAGCTGGACGCGCTGATCGGCGGCGATCTTGTCGAGCAGCGTTTGCTGAATAGCGGCCTTGCGCTTTTGCTCCTGTTCATAGGCCAGCATCCCGGCCTTGTGCGCCTTGATAGCGCCGTCGAGGCAGTCGAGCGCCGGGGAGAACAGCGCCATGACGGCCTTTTTCGCCGCGTCCATTGGCCGGGTGATAGAGAAACGCTTATCTTCCAGCTCCTTATACTTCGCCTGCATATCGACCAGCTCGGCGGCGGCCAGCTCGTACATCATCGGGCTATCAATGACGGTGGCGCACAGACTTTCGCGCATCGCGCTCGCCACGGTCATCAAGTCTGCGCCCTTGGGGGCGTTGACTGGCAACAGCGTCATATCGGTGGCGTCGTCGTTCGCTGCCTTGGTTTTTTTACTTGCCATGTTTGGCTCTCCATTTGTGTATCGTTTCCTGTGCTCGCATGACGGTCAGCAGGGACATAAAGCAGGGTAGGTCTGTAGGGTCGGTGAATTCCTGAAGGCGGTAGCTACCGTCCGGGCGCAGGCCCAGCGCATACCGCTTCACGATTCCAGCGCCTTCTAGGTTGTGCATTTCCTTGTAGGCGGCGAGCTGGGGGCCGATGACTGGCCCCAGCACCATCATTTTCTTGATGTCCAAAACCGCCTTGGTGCCACGAATCACGCCTGTCCGGTCGGAGGTTCCGCAGTACCCAAACGTCGGGTGATACATGCGCTTTTCCACGGTGTCCGGCACAAACCCTACTTCATGGCGAAACAACTTCCAGCCATCAAGGTAGGGCTTCAGGATCGGGTCAAGGTCGCCTTCGTCAAGCTGATCGGTGTCGTACAGTTCGGTGGTCAGGTGAACCATCGAACCAAGCTCGCTTGCTGCCTTCAGGCGCTCCGGGTGGATCATCGAGTAATCGACCAGTGGCTTTAGAATCGTCGTCACGGATGGGACGATTACGCCGTTGAATCGGTACTCATGGCGTTCTTCGTTAAATTCAAGCATGGCGTTACTTCGGGTCTTTCAGCCAAGCGAGAACTGCGGGGAACTGGGCGTCGCGCAGGTTGGCAGGCTCCACGCCGAATTTGCTCACAAACAGATCGGGGGTGATTTGCTTGGCCGCGATTTGCTGGTTTACAAAACCTACTTTCGCTGCCGACAGTGCCGGGCCTTCTTGCGCCGCTGCCGCGACGGCTGGGGCGGTATCGGCTGCGGTCTGCTGCTGCGCCGGTTCCTCGATCAGCGAGCCTTGCGGGGAATCCATAGTTGCGGCTGCGGCTTGCGCCTCGGCGCTCATTTCGCCGGTATCGGCATCGACGCCCGGCTTTGCTTCCGGGGCCGCAGGCAAGACATCCTTCACGTTGTCTGCATCGGCAGCGTCAGCCTTGGCGGTCTTGGCGCGTGGTGCGCGAGGCTTGCGTTCTTCGGCGGCGGCTGCTGCCATCGCCTCCGGGGTCGGCACTGGGGCGGCGTAGGTGCCGTCAGCCTGCGGAGCTACGTCGATGATGTCGTGAATTTCATCGGCGCTCGGCAGGCCCATGAGCAGCTCGGGGTTGTGCGCGCGACCGAAGAAGGCGGCGGCTCGGTACTGGAGCATCAACTGTGGCATCGTCATCCACTTGCTGCCGTTGCGCGTGTACCAGCCCTCTTGCACGGCCAGCTCAATCGTGACGGCAGGCGATTCGATGATGTCGCCGGTCGCCTTATCTTTTGTCCATGCGACGCAGCGCGCGTTGACGATGCGAACGGTCTTGGTGGTGGCCTGCTTGACGTTGTTGATCCATTCGTAGACGGTTTGAATGGCGTCCACTTCGCCTAATTGCTCGTAGCGAAAACGCAGATTGTGCGCGTACAGGCCGCTATTGTTGATGAGGGCGATGATGAACGGGCTAGACCAGCTCGGGCGGCCATCAATGACGTGCAGGTTTTGCATCACTTGCAGCGGCGATGCGTCCATGCGCTGCGCGAGGTCGAGTGCGACCATGCAGTTCGACAGCGCAGCCGGGTTCTGTTCCCACTTCTGATCCCTGCCGTAGCCCTTGGACACGACGGCCTGATATGGCGCGGGAACCATTGTCGAGGTCGCGAACAGTTTGGCTGTGCGCTGCATGAACTCGAAGGATGCGAGGTTGTTGAACCCCATTGTTACCATCGCGCCGTCATGCGCCGCTGCAACGGCCTGCAATGAGACTTGCGAATTTTCGCTCATTTTCTTACCTTTCAAAGTTGGTTTGCTGGGGCTTACTCTGCTGGCTGGCTGACGATGCGAAGTGCCATCGGCATGTGCGGGTATGGATGCAGGCCGCGTTGTTGGATATACAGGCGGGCCAAAACCCACTTTGCCGCCAGTCGCCGGTCGGAGAACATGCCCCGCGCCTTTGCTGTGGTGCTCATTTCGCTTTCACCATCACGGCGCACAGATTGCCGAAGCGCTCTGATGCTGACGCATGGACTTGCGAGCTACTGGAGCCCACTTGGTCAAACTTGTACTCGCCATGCTCGGTACGAACTTTTACGCTGAAGGTGCTCATGTGTGATCCCATTCAAGTAGAGGTGGTTGCCGTGCGCTGATGCCAGCGCGGCGCTTTTCATCGGTCGGAAAAAATACCGATAAGAAATTATAGGAGTGCCGATATAGATTGGCAATAGTCGCCGTGCAATAAATCTAATTTTTTGACGAATTAATCCATATATATGTGTTTTATGCGCAACTTATAGGCAGATTGCCAGCCGCGAAAGCTGTGAATTCTCACAAATTGTCACAGAATCGTAAGCAGTTGTTACGCTCGGCAATGCTCTGGAAAGGTTGCTTGCGCATTGGGATGGGGGAAATGTAGGGGCGAAAAAAAACCCGCCGAAGCGGGTTGAGAGTGTCTGAATAGGTCTACACGCCCATTCTTAGAACTAGCCTTCCTTTGATTGTTAGCTGGCTTGCCTGCTCTGCGCTGTAATCCTCATCTGGAAAGCGCACTTTGTCTGCGTTGTCGCTGCGAAGGGCTACCCTGCCATCAGCCCGCCGCGAGACGCGCTTTACTCGGAGCCCATCGGGAGTATCCAGCAGGTAGATGCTGCCATCTTGCAGCTCATAGCAGGCGGTATCGAAGAACAGAACATCGCCGTGCATGATGTAGTTAGCCATCGAATCGCCGTCAGCGTACAAGGCGACTAGGTTCTTTGCCTTTACACGAAGCCTCTCAAGCTCATGGGCCGAGATTGCAATAGGTGTGTAGTCTGGATTGTCAAAGCCAAGCCTCCCATTCCCACAACTCCCCTTGCACTCTAGTAGCGGGACGTACTGTAGAGAGCTATCTATCGTTGCGGGCGTGTTTTCAGGGCTTATGTCTCTTTCGCCCAGCCCAGTTTCCAGCCAAAGGGCGCGAACGCCAAGGACTGCGGCAATTGAGGCCAAGCTCCCGCTTGTATTGGATGCCCCCGATTCAAGTCCAGATATGGTTGGCTGCGTGAGCCGGGCAAGTCGGGCGAGTTCAGTCTGAGACATTCCAAGCGCTTTCCTTCGCTCACGAACTCTCTGCCCAGTAGTATTTTTTTCTTGATTCAACATATCCGTTCCTGTGTGTCACTTAAGCAATTTTGCCAACTATCGCCTTTATACACCATATCACCATAGAAATAAAGTGCAATTTATACATTATTTCTATAAATAAATATATTTCTTCGGTATTGTGGCAATCAATAGGCATGCTTATAATGCGTTAGGTCAACATTGCACTATCTTTCAGCATTGTTGCTAAAAGACAATTCTCAACATGGAATCCCGAGTAAAGCATGAAACAGATCAAATATTCAATGAATGGCTCGAACCTGAGCCGCTGCCGCCAGTTGGATGGTAGCGCCGCAGTCGAGGTTGTGCCTATCGCTTTGGTAGTGAGTGGCGAAAAATTCACGGCTATGAACGGCAGCAGTAGTGCGCAGAAAGCGACTCTCTGATGGCCCGCAACAAACACGGCAGCGCGGCACGCCGCAGCAAGCCACACGCCCCGCGATCTGTAAATCGGTTCGCGGCTTTTGCCGTGCTGATCAACAACCACGAAAAACAGATTGAAGCCGCCAAGGTTGCCGAGCTGCGCGAGCGCATGAAACAGCCGCTCGATACAGACCAGAAGCAGAGCATCAACATCGCCTATCGCATCGCGTTTGACGCGCTGGCTAGTGGCACCGGGCAGGAGGGTGATTGGCACGTAGTCGTCTGCGCGCTGAATATCGCTGTCGTCCTGTGCGAGCGCGACATCGGCAAGGAATTTGAGGCCGACATCATTGCTGCGATGGACGCAATTTTCCGCGTCCAAATGGGCCAGCAGAAAACCGGCAAGTGGGCGCTTGACCCAATCGCAAACGTGTCCGACTGCCGCGCTATCGAGCACGCTTTCGACGTGCATGAAGCGCAAGTGGAAATCGCGACCCATGCCGAACTGGCGTCGGCGTTGGGCGAAGTCCACCGCCGCATGGAGCTGGGCAACGTTTATAAGGAGGCGGCGTAATGTTTTTCCGATTAGACAAAAAAGATGACGCCGAGTGCTCTGTCCCCCACTTCGCTGGGGTTATGGGGCACCGGATCAACAGCTTAGTCTCGCGCATGAAGCGCGATGGCGTGCTTGAGCAATTCGGTCGCCCAGCCCAGCGACTCGTCAACGGCGGCTACTTTGCCGTGACGGAGCAGGGCGAAGGCCGGTTCGGCGTCGAGCTGACCGGCAAGGGCCAAATTTGGCTCGCTCGCAAATACCCCGCTGGCTTCGATCTGGAGGCCGCGTGAACACGTCCACGGTCGTCACTGGGCGTAGCAACGTGCTCACTTGCCGCCTGATCCGCAAGCGCTGCTTTTGTGGCCGTCAGGTGACGGCACGGCAGCTCAAGCAGTATTCGGCTTGCGCTAAGTGCTACGCGGAAGCGGTCGAAGAATCGAAGCATGCTTATGCTGCGTCGTAGCGAATTCAAGCGCGGCGAAAATCGGCTGACCTCTACCACGCCCATGAAGCGTGGTACGTCAACCCTCGCCAGAAAGCCAATGGCGCAAGCGCGGGTTACTGCGCGCCCGCCAGAGGTTGACCCGGTAAGCGGCGGCGCTGTAAAGCCGCCTGCGAAGCCGCGCGCTCGCCTCAAAACTACCCGCCCGAAGAAGACCCCTATCCGCTCAAGTGCGCGCGACGAGGAATGCACGTTGCGCTTTCACGGCGTCTGCAACTACCGCACCGATACGACTGTCCTGTGTCATCGGAATGGCGCAGGCGCGGGCATGAAAAGCGCGGACACGGACGCCTGCTATGGATGCTTCGCGTGCCATACGATGCTCGATGGGCACGCGCCCCGGCCCGCATGGCTGACGCGCGATGCAATGCTGGCGACGTTCGAGATTGCGGTGGGATTGACGCGCGCGCGGCTGGCTACAAAGGGGTTGCTCGAATGAGCGGCCACAAAAACAAAAGCCGCCACCTGTTTGCAGCAGGGGGCGGCTCGAAGCAACTTAGAAAGCAAAAAATGAACAGAGCAATAGTATCACAGAACAATGTTTTTAGGGGTGGGAAATGAACCATTCCTTTGACATAGAACACGCGAAAGAGTACGGCATTCCAGAGGCCGTCATTATCGCCAACTTCCAATTCTGGATTGGTCGCAACAAGGCCAATGGCGAGAACGAGCGGGAGGGCCGCACATGGACGTACAACAGCGTCAGGGCGCTCGAAGAACTGTTCCCATACATGACGGGGAACGCGATTCGTCGCGCGCTGGAGAGCCTTGTAACGCAGGAGGTGCTGCTGTCGGGCACGTTCAACGCCCGCGCCGCAGACCGCACAAAATGGTTTGCATTTGCTGACGAAGGTAGGTTCCTGCCGGTATTTCCCCATTTGGCAAAAAACACAAATGGAACTGGCAAAAAGGCACCAATCCATTTGGCAGAAAACACAAATGGAATTGGCAAATCTGCCAAATCTCTAATAACGAAAGATATAACCACAGATATAACCACAGATATCTCTCCTACTGAGCTGAGTTCGGATGACCTTTTCGAGCTGGCGTGGGCCGCTTACCCGAAGCGACCGGGAGCGAGTAAGAAGGATTCGCTGAAGGGTTGGAATGCTCGCCTGAAGGCTGGTGCTGATCCCCGGACGATCATCGAAGGCGTTAGAGGCTATGCGGCCTATGTGGTCGCCAAGGGCACCGAACCGGAGTTCGTAAAGCAGCCCGCCACGTTCTTCGGCCCCGGCGAGCACTACCTCGCAGACTGGACGCCGCCGCAAGCGCCCGCCGCTGGCGCGCAGCAGCCCGGCAAGAAATTCGACCCTTCCGCATACGTTAATTCAGGAGCACGCCATGTCGCAAACGCAACGCCACCTCGCACCAGTGAGCAGCATCAGCCCTACACCATCGACGCTCAATTCGTGGAGCGCCCCGCGTGAGCTGAATGACGGCACTGGAAAAATGCTGTCGGCCATCGACAAGCTGTATGCACGGTTCGACGGCATGTACATGCAAAAGTGGAAGTCGAACTTCCCAAGCACTTCCGCAATCGACAACTGGAATCTGGCTTGGGCTGACGCGCTTTCCCGGCATGGCATCAAGCCAAGCGTAGCGTTTGCGGCTGTGCAGAAGTGCGAGGCCGCCTTCCCGTGGCCGCCATCGCTGCCCGAGTTCATCGCACTGTGCAGGCCGCCGCTGGACTACGAGCAGGCTTTCCATGACGCAGTGGCCCAGTTGCAAAAGCGCCATAGCGACGAGCACGACGATTTCTGGCCGCAGCCAGCGATCTACTGGGCCGCCATCGACTACGGCCAGTTCGAGCTGCGCAATGCCAGCTACGGCCAAGCCGCCGCCCGCTGGAAACGCCTCTTGGACAAACGCTTGGAAGGCGAGTGCCCAGCGGTGCAACCATTCGCGCTCCAGCTCGCCGCCCCGGCCCGCAATGCCGAGGGGGCCGCGATAACGTCCGAGGAAGCCAAGGCCGCAGCAATGGCGGCAATGGCGAACCTCGCGGCAAAGCGGCCATCGCGTGATGTGGCGATTGACCGGGCGCGCGCTGTAATCGCCCGGCGCGCGGCGGGCGAGCTGGTGACGCCGTTCCAGTTCTCCCATGCAAAGGAAGTGCTGGCCCGGCTGTGTGGTTCCGATGCGGATAGCCCCGCCAACGATGAATAATTAACCGAATGGAATACGCCATGAAACAACAAATTCTCGCCCTGATTAAATCGAACCCGAACATTCGCACGGTTGAAATCTCCGACAAGCTGGACATCGACAGCGACCGCATCCAGCCCATGATTGCCGCCGAGCTGGGTAGCGGCGCGGTAGTGGTCGAGCCGATCCGCGCGCCGAACGGCTGCATCGTCCATTCATTCCGCTATGCCAGCGCTGCGCCAGCTACCGGCGTGGCCGCAGCCAGTGCTGGCCCGGTTCCAGCGCGCGTAGTGCGTGCCATGCCGCCAGCCATGCGCAAGGCCATCGCCCCGGTAGCCGCGCCAGCGCCCGCCGCCCAGCCGGGGCCGATGGCCGCCGCGCTGGAAATCGACGTGCCGGTGACGCGCAAGACCGGCGTGCCCCTCATTGCGGTAGCGCCCGACCCGGCCAAAGCGCCGCGCAAGGAAGGCCCGAGCCGCGTAGAGCTGGCAGTCAAATTCCTGCACGATAGCGGCAAGCCGGTATCTGGCCTCGCCATGCGTGACGCAATGGGGCTGACCAAGGGCCAAAGCCCGGTGAACTTCCTCACTGGTGCGGTTCGCGGTAAGCGCGTGGCGTGGGACGCCGAGAAAAAGGAATGGTCGCTGGGCGTGGCCGAGCTGGAGAAGCCGGTTGCTGTCGAGCCGCCTAAGCCGTTCGTTCTGCCGACATTCGTCCCCGGCCAAGGGATCATTGTCGATGACGCGCGCGCCGAGCTGCCGAAAGCCCAGGTTGCGCCAGCCCCGGCGTCGGCGCTGCCGATCAGCATGCCAGCGTGGACAATATCCGCCTCCGGGCATGACATGGGCATTGGCATGGCATCGCCGACGCATGGTAGCGTAGCTATTGGCAATGCCTTCATGGTGAACGCAGGCGAAAGGTTTAGCCATCCGACTGGCCCGCTCACCGTGCGAATCGCGCCGCGCGAGGAAACGTTCGTCGCGGGCCTGATGTCGAATGGCGATCTGCGGATAGAGCAAAACGGTTTCAACACGGTACTCCCCGAGCGCCACGCCCGCGCGCTGTGGGACTACATGCGCAAGGTCGCCTACTCCCAGTGGCCTACGGCGGCGGCGTTATGAGCGCTACGCATTGCGAGTGGTGCCTGTCGTTCGATGGCCGAGTGAAGAAGGGGCGCGAGTGCTGCGAGCTGCGCGAGCTGGCTGGGATGCCCAAGCAGGCCCGGCAGGAAGTCTACAGCAAGGTGCGGCGCGAGGATGGGGCCGACGCACTGGCAGCGCTGACGAGCGCAGTAGCGGGCGAATACCAGCGTCGGTTAGAGCACCGGGCGGCTTTCGGTTCTTTTGTTCGTCAAAAAATATAGGAATTCAAATAATGTCGCCAGATAATCTTACTTTGCGGGAGCAGTTGCTAATTGACCGCAATAGGCGGCTGGAAGCGACCCTACAAGCCTATGACGGATTGTTGAACACCCGAGCAGCGGACAGAATGAGAAAGCGTGTAGCGGAGCTGGAAAGCACGCTGGCGGCGATTTCCGATTCAGGGGTGTGCAAGGGTGAGCTTGGGGATAAAGTGACAATGATTTTGCGCAACAAATTTCGCTAAAAATATTGACACTCCTATATATTCCTGTCAGTAATAGGGACGTCGGTTAGGAAACTATCGACGCCCCTATTTTTCTTTCTGGAGTCCCACATGAGTGTTGTTGCAGCGGCAGTAAAAACCGATATCCCGTTCGTCGCGCTGACCGAGGATCACCTCGCAAACCCTGACTATGCCCCCGGCAATCTGCTGGACGCCCTGATCGCGCGCATGCAACTGAAGAACGATGCTGCGCTGGCCCGCGTGCTGCTGCTGCCGCCGCCTGTCATCAGCAAAATCCGCCGCAAGCAGGTTGGTATCACCCCGGCCATCATGGTTCGCATCCATGACATCACCGGCCTGTCGATCAGCGAAATTCGCGGCCACATGGGCGTGAAGTCGCAATTCGCACTGTACGTGGCGAAGTAAGGCGGCCACGATGTACGCAAGGCACAACTCCATAACCCACAAGGTATTGACGGCACTGGTCAACAGCGGCAACCGCCGCCTGACCGGCGCGGAGATTAGCCAGATCATCAGCGTGCCGCTGGAGCAAGTGAACCAGCGCACGCCGAACATGGCCGCGCGTGGCATCGTCAGCCGTAACAAACTCCCCGGCGACCGCTGCGGGTTCTTCCACTACTACCTGACCCCGGAGCAGTACAGCTCTGCGCGCGCACGGTATGAGTTCGGCCCGCCGCCCGACGAGGCCGTTGTCACGCTTGTAGTGGACACCGTAGACATTCCCCAGCGGCTCGCGCTGCTGAAGCGCATCAACGAGTCGGTATCGGTATTCGCTGGCAATGCTGTGCTGAAGGCAATGATCGGTGACTACGAGCGCACGCTCGCGCTGCGCAACAAGATTTCCGATAGTAGGGATGACGCATGGCTGTGAAGCAAAAGCGCTGGAGCCATGCCGACCTCGCCGCGCATGTGGCTGGCGGTGCCGCCGCGCCCGGCAAGGCAAAGCAGCCAAAGTACCGTAACCGCAAGGTGGTGGTGGATGGCGTGACGTTTGACAGCGCCGGGGAGCAGGCCCGCCACGCCGAGCTGTGCCAGCTCCAGCGCGCCGGGGCTATCACCGACCTGAAGATGGGCGTGTACTTCGAGCTGGCCCCGTCCTGCCACTTGGGCGGCAAGGCTCGCAAGCCCGCGCTGCGCTATAAGGCCGACTTCAGCTACATGGAGGGCGGCGCACTGGTGGTCGAGGATTTCAAGAGCGCCATCACCCTGAAAAACCCGGTCTACCGGATCAAGAAGCACCTGATGATGACCGTCCACGGCATCGCAATACGGGAGTCGAAGAACAAATGAGCAGAGCCGCCCCTATCAATGGCTACCGCATGGACTCTGCAAAGTCCGTGGCCGCAATGGATGCAGTCATCGAGGCTATGCGCGAGCTGAAGCGTGCAACGGCGCGCGAGCTGGCCGAGGCAACCGGCATGAGCCTGCGCACGGTTGAGCGGTACATCGTCCATTTGCGTAACGTCGAGAGCCTGTGCGTCCTCGTCCCGCACAACCCTAAGCTGGTGGCCGGTGCTATCTACGGGATGGGTGCAGGGCAGCACGGCGGCGCATTTGAAACGGACACCGTTACCCAGCGCATGGTTGGCGCGAGCGACTGGGAGCGCGGCCAGCATGCGCACCGTAGCGGCCTGCTGGCCGCACTGTTCCCGTTCAACCGCGAGCAGGCGTAGGCACATGGAAATTCTGCTGATTAAGCACAAAGAGGGCTTTCTGTACCCGAGCGATGAGCACGAGGGAGAAAAGCTCAAGCGTTTCAAGGTGGGCGCAGTCATCCGGTGCGATGTCGCGCAGATGCGCAACTACCTCTTTCACCGCAAGTTCTTCGCGCTGCTGAATGTGGGCTTCGATGCGTTCACCCCGGAAATGACGGAATACCAAGGGTGGGCGGTGCAGAAGGATATTGATTCGTTCCGAGAGGAAGTAATCATCGCGGCAGGCTTCTACGTGGTAACGGCGACGATCAAGGGGACAGTTCGGCTGCGCCCGAAGTCAATCAAGTTCTCGCGCATGGATCAGGCGACTTTTGAGCGGCTCTATAGCCAAGTCGCAAATGTGTTGTTGGAAAAGGTTTTGCGGCATTACGGCAATCGCGCCAATTTGGATAACGTGGTCAATCAAGTTTTGGGGTTTGTATGATCGAGCAGGAAATCATCATTGCAGCAGAGGGCGCGGCCAAAGCCCCGGTAAAACGGTTCGTGCGCAACAACGACGCGCCGCTGGAGCTGGAGGTTATGCGGGAGCGCATTGTTTCCGCGCGCGTGATGAACGGCCTTACCGCCGTGGAAGCGTCGCACCGCCTTGGGTACAAGAACAGCACGCAACTGAGCCAGATCGAGAGCGGCGAACGCAAGGTGCCGAGCGACTGGCAGTTCATCAAGCGCATGGCGGCGGCGTACTCGGTGAGCATCGACTACCTGATGGGCCTATCCCCGCACCCTGAGCGCGATGCCGTCGCAGCAGAGTCGTTTGCCATCCTGCGCGGCTTCGAGCAGCTCCAGCAGGCGCAGGCCGCCGCCATGACTACCGCATTCATCAAGTTCGGCACGGAGCGCGAGGCCGCCCGCATTGACCTGCAAAGCGCGTGCGCGTCGATGGACACCGTGATTGACGCAATGGCTACAGTTCGCCGCCTGTGCCCCGAGTTCGATGAGGACGTGCGCGGCGGGAACAAGCTGATGCAGGCCGTGTCGCGCTTGGAGGCGACGGCAATCCCGCTGCGTGACGCACTGAAGCGCCGGGCACTGGTAGAGAAGCACGCCCTGGCAATCGCGCGCGGGAAGGAGGGGCCGCTGTCCTCCTACGTGGATGACAGCCAATCTAGTTTGGACTTGGAGTAGGGCATGGGTGTTGTGGAAGTGGTGGGGATGGTGACTGTCGCGGTATGCAGCTATGGGCTGCTGGAGCTGGTCGCGCCGGGAGAGAGTGCTTTCAGCAGGAGGGGCGTCGCAGCCTTGGTGCTCATCGCCGGGTTGCAGGCCGGGGCGGTGCTGATGGAGGGGGCGCACAAATGGCACGCCTGAGCAAAGAGCAGTGGGCAGAGGCGCGCGCCAAGTGGGAGTCAAGCCCCGATGTGTCGTTTCAGGACATCGCGCAGCAGTACGGTTGCAGCCGCCCCGCAGTAGGGCAGAAGGCAGAGAAGGATGGATGGACGAGGGGAGGGGAGAACACGCCTGCCCCAGCTCCAGCCCCGGCCCCGAAGAAGGCCGATACCCCGAAAGTTTCGCCCCCCTCGAAAGTTTCGGCCAAGCCCCCGAAAGTTTCGGGTAGCGGGGAGGGGAATGCGCCATCGCAGCCAGAGTCAGAGCCTCCCGCATCCCTCCCGGCACTGTCGCAGCGTGACCGGGAAAGGATGCTTGGTCTGCGCCCTATGGGCCGCCCCAGTGACTACCGCCCCGAGTTCGTTAGCGAAATGATTTCCTACTTCGATATAGAGGTGGAGCGGGTTATAGAGGTGGACGTGCAGGACAAGGATGGTAAGACCCGCACCGAACAGAAGGTAGTCGCCAACACATTCCCGACCCTGACGCGCTTCGCTGCAAAGATAGGCGTCACGCGGCAGACCTTGCACGACTGGGCGACCGCGAAAGAGAAAGATGGCTCCCCCAAATACCCGGACTTTTCTTACGCATACGCACGAGCAAAGGACTCGCAGGAAAGTTTGCTGGTCGAGGGCGGCATGGCTGGGGTATATGAAGCGCGGTTCGCCGTGTTCGCCGCGAAGAATCTGGCGGGCTGGAAGGATCAGGTTGAGACAACCGGTGAGGTGGTTCACACAATGGCTGCGGCTTCGGAGCTGGATGACCTGTACGCCGCTGGTGCCGCCGCGATGGCCGCCAATCGCATCAAGGTGGCCGAGCGCAAGCGCCGCGCTCTCGATGCCGAGGACGTGGAAGTGAGGGAATAGCCGTGGCCGCAAGAGTTACCCGCACCCTACTGGATGACCCGCGCTACCCTGATTTCGTCAAGCGCTACGCCTTCGACCTCCCCCGGTTCGCTATCGAGGTGTGCCGCATCATCCCGACGCATCAGCAATGGGAAATGTTCGAGAGCGTGCAAGACCCCGGCTCGCGCACGTCAATCGCGTCCGGCCACGGCACCGGCAAGACCGCAGGCTATGGCGTCATCGGCTTTTGGCACTTGCTCTGCTATCACCTGTCCAACACTATCCTATCGGCCCCGAAGCTGACGACCGTTTCTGACGGTGTGTGGAAAGAGTTTTCCGACTTGGTGGGCAAGATCAAGAGCGGGCCGCACGCATGGATTACCGAGTTTTTCGAGGTGCAGGCCGAGCGCGTTTTCGTGAAGGGCTTCAAGCTGTCGTGGTGGATCGTCGCCAAGACCGCGCCGCGCGGCTCGCCTGAGAATCTGGCCGGTGCTCACCGCGACTGGCTCTTGTTCCTTGTCGATGAGGCGTCCGGCGTCCCTGATGCGAACTTCGGCGTGATTACCGGCGCGCTGACGGACAAGCGCAACCGCATGTGCATCGCGTCGCAGCCCACGCGCGCATCGGGTTTCTTCTATGACACGCACCACACGCTTTCGATTGGCGAGGGCGGCGCGTGGAACAACCTCGTTTTCAGCTCCGAAGACTCGCCTATCGTGTCGGTCGAGTTCTGCATGGAGAAGAAGAAGCAGTACACGCCCGAGGAATACGATATCAAGGTGCTGGGCCGGTTCTCCGAGCAGTCGAGCAAGTACCTGCTGGGGCCGAAGGCGATTCAAGCGTGCGTGGGCTTGAAGGTTATCCGCGATGACGAGGAATTCGGCTGGCTGCTGCCGGTGGACGTGGGCGGCGGCGGCTACCGCGATAAGAGCGTGGTGCTCGCCCTGAAGGTGACTGGCGAGGGCGAGTTTGGCGATATGGCCCGCCGCGTCCAGCTCGTGCGCGTGCCGGTTTGCTCCAACAGCCAGGACGTTTCAGACCTCCCCGGCGTCATCATCAACGAGGCCGGACAGCGCAACAACTCGATGGCGCTCGTTGACGCGGGCGGCATCGGCTTGGGCGTGGTCAAGCAGCTCGAAAAGGCCGACTTCCATCACTTCATCAAGGTCAATTGGGGCTCCCCTAACTTCCGCAAGGAATACAAGGATCGCTACGTCAACCAGCGCGCGCAGGCGATATGCGGGCTGTCCCGCGCCGTGCAGGAGGGCCGCTTTGGCATTGACGAGGATATAGACCCGGCCATCGTGAAGCAGATTGTGCGTGAGGGCTCGCGCATCCCGTACCACTGGGACGAGCGCGCGCGCCGCTACATCGCCAAGAAAGAGGATATGAAGAAAGACGGCATACCATCGCCGGACATTTGGGACTCGTGTTCATTCTCGTTCCTCGAAAGCGCGCACTACAATCTGAGCGGCGAAGAAGCGGCCAACGACAGCGATGCGCTGGGCAGCGCACGCAAGCGCCTGCTGGCGTCGCTGGGCATGGATCAGGAGGCCGCATGAGGGAAGGCATAGGCGAGAGCCATTGCGCTGATCTGGCGGGCTTTACGGCCTTCTTCCGGCCCGGCTTCCTGCCGTGGCTGGTGCGCAATGAGCCAATCTACCGGCAATTCGAGCGGCAAACGCTGGAGCTGATAAGCGACGGCTGGCAGCACTTTGCGGCGCGCACCATCGTGGAGGAAATCCGGCACTACACGCGGTTGCGCGAGGCTGGCGCGTGCTCGTTCAAGATCAACGACCACATGGCCCCTGATCTGGCGCGCGCGTTCGTGATCCGGCATCCCCAGCACGCCCTGCTATGGGAATACCGGCGCGACGACGCGGCGCAGTTTCTTGCTGCTGTCAGGCGCGGCGGATAAAAAAAAGCCCCGGCTTGCGCTGGGGCTGAAATTGCTAGGTTTATAAACAAATACAACACGGCAAGTATATCACCTGTCGCCCGATGGCGTGAGTCGTCCTGTATTTCCCACAGGGCGAGAATTGAGGAAACGCAGCAACATACCTTTCCAGCAGGTACGCAATCGAACACTATCGGACGTGTCAAGGTGGAAGTGTACGGAAGTATGCCTTTTGACATTTGTACTTAGGTCAGCAATCGTACACCTCATTCGTACACCTATCGGCATTGCCCGGCTCGATTAGCGGGCCTACACGGCACAAGGGCGCGGTTTTGGCACTCTGCCTTGTCCGGCGAAAATAAAGCGCTCTACGGGGCTTTCCGTGAGCCGGGCTTTTCTTGTTTGCCGCCCCTGATTTCCGGCAGCGCAGCGCCGTTTCGGGGATCGCCGGGCGCGCTCCGCTTGACTTTCCGTGCGTTAACTGCGATATAATAAAAAAAGAGCCCCGGACGGTTGCTACCCGTTCGAGGCTCCGAGTGATTAGCAGATCATCATCAATAGGGCTAGAGCAACTGCCTTATCGACGTGAATGCTAAACTCAAACTGCTTTCCGAGCTTTATAGTCATTTTCATCAATAGCTACCTCCTTTCGGGAGTGAGCTTACGAGACAAAAACGCCCCCGTTCTACTTCTCAGGGAAAAACGGGGGCGTTTCTCGGCTCGACACCCCCGCCCGCATTCTATCCTTCCTCATTGCATTTTTGCAATACTGTTGCGCTACTCGGCAGGTTTGCGAAAAAGGCTTCTGCGCGGGCGTTGCTGGGCGCGGCGAGCGCTTCGGAATTGAGTTCGGCCACTTTCATCCAAAACAATTCGTGCTTTGCGGCGCTCAACTCATCGCGCAGGCGGGCGTTGTCCTTTGCCTCGCTTGCGGCCAGCTTCGCCAGCTCCAGCGGCGTGCGGCTCGCCAAGAGGTGATCGACTAGACTCATTTCGCGTCGGCCAGTGCGGCGTCGATATCGGCGCACAGGCTTACGGCTGGTGCTACGTCCTTCCACATTCCCAGCGTGGCGCGCGCTTCACGCAGCAACCCCAATATTCGCGCCGCATCCTTGGCTTCGCCCTGCTGCGCCGCAACCAATTCAGCGGCTGCATGGCGCGCGTCGCGGTGGCCTACTCTGTATGCGATTTTGTTGGTGCCTTCCGTGTATGGCGGGTCGCACGGCAGGTTCATGATTGCGATGTGCAGCGCGTTGGCCTGCTCTGTCTGTTCGTGGCTATTGGTGGTCATGTTCATCCTGTGGTCATGGTGCGGCTCGAAGTGCGCCGCCTCACTGGCAAAGCCCGCTCATGGCGGGCTGTGGCGCTTCAGTAGGGCGAATTCAGCATGAAAGGTCGAGGCGCAACCGGATGCGCTCGATCATAGGTGAAACTTGTTCCCATTTCAGCGTGCCGGGATCGCTGCCGAGGCCAATGCACAAGTACACGCCAGCGATGATAATCCCAACTGGGTAGTACGGGTCATAGCGGGGATAGCCCGGCTCGTGAATTCGATTGGTGACATCATTGAAGGCGCACTCCGACTCAAGCTCATCGAGCGTATCGGATACGGTGGCGCCATCGCTCACATGAAAGTGCAATAGGAATATTTCTTGTTCGGCGGGCGTGAGCGCTGCTTCGGCAGCTTTAAAAACGTCCTTTTCCATCTTGGCATCTTTGTTCATCCCGATCAGCCCTTTTGGATTTTATGGAAAAGGAGCTTTTGGAACTCGGTTCGCAGCTCGTCGGCCCCAGCTTGTCGCCCGGCGTTGTAGACGACTTCAACAATATTCGCCAGCGTCAACTCGCGGCTGTCGAAGCAGCCTACAATCGGGTGCCGGATTCCTGCCGGGAAAGCGTTATCGTTCATGCCCACAAAGCCCAGCGGCCCCAATGCAGCGAGGGCGTCGGCTTTGGCGCGATGGCTTTGCTGCCATTCTTCGGGTGCAATATAGTCGAGGTGGTCAGCGGGTAATGGGGACTGCTGTGTCATTGGGAATCCTATTAGTGGTAGTTGGAACTGGAAAGGCCCGCTTGTGGCGGTATTAATTACCCGGAATTCCGGGGATTTAATTGGTCAGGCTGGCGTCACCTTGACGCGCTTCGTGTACGGGGCGCGCGTCGCCATGATCTTCTCTGGCGTCATGCCCAGCCCATCAGCGATGCGGTGGATTTCCGCGATGGCCTCGGCGCGGCTGTCGCGCTGGCTGGTAGTGATCTTGTCGGCCACGGCGGCTTGCAGCGCCTTCAGCTCGGTGAGTACAAGGCTGTCCATCAGGGTAGTGATTTCAGCCAGTGCCAGTTGGGAGTAGGTCGTCATTTCATTGTCTTTCAAGTGATGCGCCAGCCGGGTTGCTGGCGCGGGTTGTTAGGATTCCAGTGAACTAATAAGGTATGTCGTAGTGGAGCAGATCAAGCTGTGCGAGCCTGATGCGCTCGCGCTCGGCATCGGTAAGGGGAGGCGTCGGGCGCAGAGCTTCCATCTTCGCGCCAATGGCCTCGGCCTCGGCTTCCAGCTCCGCGATGGCGGCGCGCGACTGGGCGGCCCAGCAGGACGGATGCTGGCCCGGCCCGGCGTCGCCGTACAGGGCGCACTCGGAGCGGTATTGCGTCATCGCCTCGGCGTCGCTTTCGCGGATCGAGTCGATGTGCTCCCCGATTTCCGCATGGCGCGCGGCCAGCGTGTCGTAGTCGTCCGACAGTGCCGGTGCGGCGGCGACTGGCTCGGCTTCAGGCTCGCAATGGCGCTCGAAACCAACCACGGTGCCGAAGTCCGAAACGGTGCGGACGTGCTTCACGGCGCGCATCGTCGGCAGCGTGGCGGCCTCGCAATACGCCTCGCGGATAGCGGCGTCGATAGAGTGCCCGGCCATTTCTTCAAAGCGGGCCGCCGCCTTGTCGAGCGTCTTGTAATTGCGCTTGGTGCTGCCGTCAGTGTCGCGGGTGATTACGGTGTAGTTCATCGTCGTGCCCTATGTGTGCCAGCCGCGCCCTGTGCGCTGCCCATAACCGATACTGTATGCGCTCACGTTTATGGCGTCAAGCGGTATTTGCATGGGCACACGAAAAGCCGTGGTTACAGCCCGGCCAAGTCGTTGCGCGGGTAGATCAAAACCTTCTTGTCGATGTCGGCGCATTCGCTATCGAGGCAATGGCGGCTTACCATCTTCATGCCCTTGGTAAGCCACTTCAGCGCGTCGGCGCGCGCTGGCGGTGATCTACGACAGCCGTACCTGCGGAAGTATTGCCTGTCCACGCGCGCGCGCCGAAAGCTGTAGCGGCGGCCCACTTCTTCCAGATCAATCAGGAGGTCGAGGTCATTGGGCGCTTGGCTCCCCTTGACCGTCGAGCCGAATACCCAAATGCGTTTGATGCGGACGGCCTCATGGCTGCACAAGGGCGTAGCCAGTAGGCCGTTGACCGATTGAACGCGCCGCGCGACCTCGTTGGCGTAGCGTAGGGCTGTCGCCAGCTTCATTGCTTATGCGCCAGTGTGGCGGCGTTGTCCCGCACGCGCATGATGGTCTGCCGGGTGGTGCTCATGTGGCGCGCAACCTGCGCGATGGGCACTCCAGCGTCTACCAGTTCAAGCGCAGCGGCGCGCTGGCCCTCGTCCAGTGCTGGCGGTCGCCCGAAGCGCTTACCGGCCTTGCGTGCCCGCGTCAGGCCCGCGTTGGTGCGCTCGATCAGCAAGTCCCGCTCGAACTCCGCGACGGCTGCGATAACGCCCATCGTCATCTTGCCCGCTGGGCTGGTCAGGTCGATCCCGCCCAGTGCGAGGCAATGCACGCGCACGCCGAAGTGCTCCAGCTTCGTGACGGTGGTGCGCAAGTCCATCGCGTTGCGGCCCAGCCGGTCGAGCTTGGTCACAACGAGGATGTCGCCGGGCTCCAGCCGGTCGAGTAGCTTGGTGAAGCCAGGACGCTCGCTCGCGGCGACGGAGCCGCTGATGGTTTCCTGCACCACGCGCGCGGGCTCCACGGCGAAGCCTGCCGCGACAATCTCGGCGGTCTGGTTGCTGGTGTGCTGGTCGCCGGTAGACACGCGGCAGTAGGCAAATACTCGGCTCATATTCAACGCTCCGTGATAGGGGCTGCGATGCAGCCGGAATGACTGGCCCACTGAAAGACCTCAAGCCCTTGGCGCTTCCATGAGCGTATTTGTAGGCGGCGCTGCTTGGCGTTACCGGAGGCTTTAGACGTGGTTATCGAGCCGCTTTTTGACCGGAGGTTGAACGTGCCGCACATAAAAGTTGATAGGTTCATATTTTGTCAGGCTTTCTATTTGAGGGTCGGGCCGCCTTTGGCCGCTACGTGGGCAGCGACAAGATTGCGCCAATACTCGGCGTCCTTCCGCGCGGCGTCGCGCTCGTGCTGCTGGCGCGTGAACAGGGCTGCGGCATCGGTCAGCGTGACGTACACGGTGTTGGTGTCGTCGCGGTGCTTGCCCGCCATCCGGTTTGCGATGGTGTAGTAGGTGTGTTGCTCCAGTTCGGACAGGTCGGCCCCGAACGGCTCCCGCCAGTGTGAGGTAAGGAACAGGTCGTGACGGCCATCGGGAATGAGGCACGCCGCAGTTTCGTACTGAATCGAGTTGATCCGATTGCCCTGCACAGTGATTTGCACAGGAAGGTAGCGGACAAGAGCGGGAGGCTGCGCAACAGGGCTATCCGGCGTCGAGCAGTCAGCCGAAGCGCATGGCCCGGTAACGGTTTGCTCGCATGTTTCGCAGTAGGTAGCGCCGCTATGCGAGGCGGCGAGCTTGCGGATCGTCAGTACAGCGGCATCAGTCGCCGTGCCGTCTGCATCCATCCAGTCCGGCGCGACATCATTCAGCGCCGCGCAGACAGCGTGCCATGCGTCGGCTTGGCTGGCGAGGGCTGGCGAGAACGCTTCATCCTTCGGCAGAAATTGCAGCCCCGGCTGGGGTTCGGTAGCGGGCGGTTGGGTCTTGTTCATGGGGTTCCTTTGGGTGGTAGTGGTGGTGGCGATTACTCGCGCTCTGCGATAGATTGCGCTGTGATCTGCCACCAAGACCATGCCAGATGCGCCTGCATCAGTTTGTAGTTGCCGGACTGGTCGCGCTCGATGGCTTTCGGGCTTGCGCCGTTGTCGGAGTATTTCGCCTCAAAGAATGGTCGTTCGGCCTCGGCGTCGAAATCGCGCGCGGCGCGGGCGGCGCGCAGCTCGCGCCCCTGCTTTTCGGCGGCGGCCATCTGCGCGGCGGCGAGCGCAGCCGCATATCCATTGGGGGCTTCGGTGTTGAGCGTCGCGGCTAAGGCGATCAGCTTGTCCAGCTCCGACGCTTCGATGGCGGGCGGTTGGGTCTTGTTGGTCATGGCGTTCCTTCAGGCGGTGGCGGTGGCTTCAACGGGCATGAATATTTCATGCACGCGCGGCGATTCCAGAAAAGTCGATTTGACGACGGCGCGCAGTCCCTTGCCCATCGTCCCGAATAGGCCGTAGGATTTCCAGTTGCACGCCTTGCCGTCGCGGACGGTGCCCGTATCGCACTCGTAGGGGTCGGTAGAGTGGCCTTCGCAGGATGGGCAAACGTACTTGCCGGAAGGGAAGGCAGACTTGAACGCATTGGGCGACTCGAACACGCGCACGTCGCCCAGCTTCGGGAAGTTGGCCTCTTGGTAGAAGTTGATGGCGCTGTAGTCGCGGCGGCTCTCGATGGCGGCCAGCACGGCATCCGGGGTCATATCCAGCGCGGCAGCGTATTCAGGCAGCACCCGGTCGAGCAGGGCTTGCACCCGGTTGACGCGCTGCTGGCCTTCCTTGCCCGGCCAGCTATCGGCGCATTCCTTGGCGATCTTGTTGATGATTTCTACGGTAGTTGGCATGTTGATGTGTCCGAAATGGGTGTGCGAATAATACATGTATGTACGAAATTAATAAAGCCTAGTTTCGTACCTCTTTTACTGTGGTGTACGGCGGTGGTCGATTCCGGTCAGTCGGCAGCGGCGGGGACGTTGTGTGCGGGTATGAATTCCATGCCGTTGAACTGCCTCAACTTGATGACCTTCCCGCATTGGTCGCATATGGTGTGGCCGTCCTTCTCGCTGACGCTGTAGAAATCGCGTCCGACGATGCGATAGCCGCTTGCCTCGCACCTGTTTGGGTTCCTGCGTTTGGCTTTCATGGTTCGATCCCGATCAGAGAGGTTCGCCCGCTTCGTTGAAGTAGGGGCCGTCCGGGCCGCGCTCCATCGACTCGGTATCGGCCCGCGTCCAGCGCCCGCTGTCGAAATCCTCGCGGTCGGATTGCTCGCTGTCCCACTTGATCGGCTGGCCGTTGTAGAACCATTCCGCGCCGAGGTCGGAGGCGTCGCAATGGGATTCCTTGCCGTCCGCGTCCTTCATATGCACGCAGCCGGTGAACTCCGGATCAGGAAACTCCAGCTCGGTGACGGTGAGGGTGACGCCGTTCAAGGTAACTTCATCGCCTGCGGTAATGCCGGTGCCGTCGTCGGTGCGGATCAGGTTAATCATGTGGTTCTCCGGGTAGTTGGTGGTTGAGGTTATTCGTCTGCGAGGCGGGCTTTGAAGTACACCGGGCCTTCGGAGCTGGTGAACATGCAATCCCTGTCCATATCGCGGCGCGCTTGCTTGATCGCGTCGGCCTTGCCGGTAGCGCTTACTTCGTGGTCGAAGCCGTCTTTCTCGTCCCATGCCGGGTACTTCTTCCGCACATGGACGATGTACTTGCGCAGCTCCGGGGCGGCCTTGCTCGGCGCGACTGGCGCGGGCGCGGCGGGCGGCTGGCGCAGGCCAAGTGCCACTTCTACGGCCTCAAGCGTGCCTTCGACAGCCGGGGCACCGTAGCCGTTGACGAAAGCGTAGTAGACGATTTGCCCCTCGCGCATCAGTTGACCAATTCGAGCATCCATCGTGTTTCCTCCGTACCGCCGCGCCCAGTGCGCCGCCCATAACCGCTACTGTATGCGCTCACGAAATAAGAGTCAAGCGGTTTATGCAGCAGGCAATAAAAAAGCCCGGCGAACCGGGCTTGCTGCGATGGGGAGGGGCGTTCAGCGGATCACGAATACCGGCACGCCGCCGCGCGCACCAATCTTGCACAGGCCGTAGCCCCGGTCGAAGTCGGCCTTCGCGACCTTGCTCGGCGCGACAGCTTCGGTGAGCTGGAGATAGCCCGGCTCGCAATTGTTGTTTGTCGCAGGGATGGCGACAAGCGTGTGGTGGTCGATGCCGTCAGCGACCGCCTGCTGAAGCAAGCCGATAAGCGCGCTGATGCTCAAGTGGGTGGGGCGGGCGGCCTTCATGCCGCCTCCTGCGGCACGGCAGGGAGTTGGCGCAGCAGGGCGCTCCATGCGCTGTGCTCGCCAAAAAGCGGCTTGCGTTCATCGTCGGTCGATGCCTTCTCAAGCGCCGCGTCCAGCGCGTGCTTGCGGCCCAGTGCGAAGCCGTGCAGGAAGATTGCATCATCGCGCGGTACTTCGATATTGACGGCCCCGGCCTTGTCTGCGCGCCCGGCTGCTGTCTCGGCTTCGACCTTGGCATGGGTGCCGCCATCGTGGAGGTAGGTGGCAAGCAGGGATGCCATTTTCTTGCTGATCTTCAGGGCGGTGGTGCTCATGGTGTTTCCTTGGTGGTGGTGGATGGCTCGGCGGCGGCCAGCGCCGCCTTGATGGCGTCCCGCTCCGCGATCAGCCCCTTGTAAACCGGGCTGTCCTCGTAAATCTTTAGGCCGGGGCCGGATAGTACAGCCATCTTAGCGTGCAGCGGCAGCAAGTCTTTCTCAATGGCGCTCAGGGCGCGCTTGGCGGCCCGTACAAGCCCCGCCTGTGCGTTGCAGGCCGCAATGATCGCGTCGGCTGCGGCGATGCCCTTGGCGCAGTTCTGGCTGGCTCGCGCCTCGTCAACGGTGGTGTTCAGATTGATCCCGAATACGGCGACAAGCGAATTGCCCTCGGCGTCGGTGATGAAATTTGCGTTGTAGCCGTTCGCCATGCCGAGTTGCAGGGGGAGTTTCAAAGCGGTCATAGTGTCTAAGGTTAGTTGGTGTAGGTGCCAGCGATCAGGCGGGCGGCGTAATGGTAAATGTGCTGGTCAATGACAGGTTGGCCGTACTGGGCGGCGAGGGCGGGGCGGCGCTCGCAGCACTTCTGCAACAGGATGGCGGTGATGCTCATGTGACTGTTCCTTTCGTGAGGTTGAAGTCTTACCACTTATACCCAAGGCGCTCGAAGAAGTCGCGCACTTCCTTGTGCGTGTCGAATTCGGAGGTGCAGCACAGGGAGCGTATCGCGAGGTCGGCCAGTTCCTCGGTTACTTCCGGCGTGCGCGGCTCGGCCAGCTCGGCGCGGCGGCCAGTCTCCATGAAGGTGTCAACCGCGTTGACCTCGGCACCGGCAATGGCATCCGTCAGGCGGATATCGTCGTCGTGCTCGGCGGCGGTGCGGTACATCGCCAGTTCCTGCACCTTCGTGCGCGGCTTCGGGTTGAGCACTTCCTTAGTGATTTCGTCCATGCGCGCGGCGATCATTATGCGGTCAATGTGCTGGTCGATCAGCGCGGCCTCCGCGCGCTGCGCCGAATAGACATTGGTGCGCTTGGCGGCGGCGGCTTCAATCGCGATGCCGACGCACAGCAAGCCCTTGAGCATCATTTGCTCGCCCGGCAGGCCGCGCCACTGGTCGATGATGGCCTGCGTGCGTTCGGTGACGGTCAGCAAAGGGCCGGTGGTGGCAGCGGTGGAAAACTTCATATTTGGGGTGGCGGTGGAGAGCTTCATATTAGATTCCATAGTGGGTATGCGGCGTACTGGCTCGGCCATGCGCTCGCGGTGGGCCTCGATGTCGGCCATGCTGATGTCGCTCTTGTCGGACAGCTTGTACGCGCCGGTCGCCAGCATTTCGGACAGCCATTCCTTCGCCTCGAATTCCTCGCCGTTGACGCTGAATTCCTTGGCGCGCTCCGCGCCGATGTAGCCCTTGTAGCCGTACAGGGTGTGAATGACCTTGATCGTTTTCATGTGGTGCCTTATGTGTGCTGGCCGCGCCCACGCGCCGCCCTTGTTCGATACTGTATGCGCTCACGTTTACGGCGTCAAGAGTTATTTGCGTGGGCCGCTAGGAAAACTGCGCGCGCTCCCGCGCAGGCCCGGCTTTACAGTTCTACCCAGTCAACGGCGGGATTCCATTGATACCGGGCGCGAAGCCGGTCAGAGCGTGTTGCGGTGGTGCTGTTCACTGCGGCAAGCGCTGGTCGGTAGGACGGATTCGCGCAACACCCAAATTCGTTTTATGATTATGCGAAGTTAAAAAGTCTTTTAAAATCAAACACTTACTTCGCATAATCTTTCTTATGTCAAATTGATAAGATTGCATGATAAGTAACAGTAAACCCAAGGTGCGCCAGCGGGGCTTTGTCCTCATCAGCAATGCCTCGATCTGCGCTGCCATCGTCGTGGTGGCCGCTCTCGGCTGGGGCGTGGTTGAGTTGGCTCGCTGGGCGCTGTCCCATGTTCACCTGTCAATTGCTTGACCCAGTTTTTTAACGTAGTGCAAACCAAAGGAGTGAGAGTATGAAAGGTATGAAACGCAGCATGTTCGCCGTCATGGCTATGGCCGCGATTGCATTCAGTGCAACCGCCGCGATGGCCGCGCCCGAAGCGCCCAGCATTCATAAAGCCAGCACCTACAAAGCCGCCCAGCCGGTCGCCGTGGTCGCTGTCGAAGCTGTCGCCGTCGATGTCGCCCGCGTGGCCGTATCGCCCGCTGGCCGCGCGCTGGTCGCAGTTCCCGCCCCGGTGCCGCTGATGCTGGCCCAGCCGGGCGGCGGCGAGCTGGTGATGGTATCGACCTCCCTGACCAAGTACGGCTCCCGCGCGGAACTGGAGGCAGAGCACAGTTGGGGCCATAGTCAAAGCACCTAAATCCTGGCGGTCGCCGTTATCTGAGAATGCGGCACCAAGAAAAAGCCCCGGTCTTTCGAGTCGGGGCTTTTTCCATTGTGGCGGGCGCTAGAACAGGCTGGCTTGAACTGGAGCGGCGGGTGGCAATGGCGATGGGGCTTGCGGAGCTGGCGCAGGCGGCGCTTTCTCTGCTGCCGGGCGGGATAGGTTGCGTTCATGGATCGCGCGCAGCCGTAGCGCGTTCTGGCGCGTCCAGCTATCGCGCGGAAGGTGCGCCCCGGTCGATCCGTCCCAGTCAGCGAACACAGCGTCAAGGAACCCGATGCTGCCGGGGTGCTGGCGTTGCAGCTCCACCAGTTCATCGGCCCAGCGCTGCCATGTGTGGTCGTCAATGATAGGGTCGTCCAGCTCGTAGTACAGGTACGAGTGGACGAGAATTTGCGTGCGCCGCTGCCGGATGCGTTCAGCGGGTGTCTGAGGCGTCATTGGTGCCTTGCCTTCCCGCTTGCCAGCCCACCTGTTTGGGCAATCGACTGCATATGGCATTTCCGGCACCACAGCTCGGCGTCCTGATCGTCCGAATGAGGCATGTTGTGCTCATCAAAGTACATTTTTAGACCCTTGATGGCCCAAGGGCCATGCGTTACCCCGCATTTTGTGCATTCAGAGCGGGCGGCGATTCGTTTCACGGCGGTCTTGTACGATGCAAACGAGGGCAGATTAGGTGTCGCGCTTCTGCGTCGAATTGATGAGCATTGCTTGCTGCATGTTTTGATTCTATCGGCTTTGCTCGGCGTCTGCTCCATCGGTTTATCGCACGTTACGCACGCAGAAATGATCCGAACCTTGCTTCCTTCCGCTCGGCAGCCCATCCCGCAGTAGTTCACCGCAACTCTTTTTGCGTGCGAAGGAGCGCGGCGAAAACTATTCCCGCAAACCGGGCAGGACATAAGAATCCCTCCGCATCCAGAGCCAAGAGCGCCGACACCGATGTCTCTCGGAGATTTGTTATAGACCAGCATTACGCTTCCCTCTAATTTTTGTTCTAGTCAATGAATGACCCGCTTGGGTTACTGCGCCGGTTCGCCTCCCCGGCGAATGTCTTGGGGCAGAAATCAACTTCGTGCGTGGTGCTGCCGCAGTAGGTGCAGCGCAGGCTTGTGCGCGCCGCGCTGCCGCCGTAGGTGCTCGGGCACAGCGCGACGGGATGCGAGCCGCCGCAGTAGGAGCAATAGGCGGTCAGCGGCATGGTGCCAGGATCGGGTCGGATGGGTCCACACCGTTCGCCTCGGCCATCGCACGGTAGGATTCATGCAGCTCGTGGCCGCCGTCGCTGATGGCGTCGAAGTCCATTTCGCCCTTGATGTACTTCATGCGGACGGTCATGTTGTGATCCGCGCCGCGCATCAGGAACCCGGCACAGGTGGCCGGTTTCTTGGTGCCCGATTCGTGGCATGAAAACATTTTATCCGCCCGGTCGTAGGCGGTGCCCGCAGTCTCGCGGAATGCCCCTGCCGGGAAGGTGCCGGTCTGGTCTACGCGCCACGGACAGCCGCCGCACGGCTCGCGCCGATACTGGCCGCCGCCGCCAATAACCGATACAACCCGATGGTTCTCGTCTACCGGGCGAACGTCGGTGATGCGGGTCGGCTTACGCGCGGGCCGCATGATTTCAGGCGGAACCGTCATGCACCCTTTGATCGCCTCGATAGCGGCCTGCTGGTAGTCGCGCAGCTTCGGCAGGTTCTTAGCCATGTGTGGGCACCTTCAGCGAGAGCGGGTCGATGAACTGGATCATGGTAGCGTGCGGGGAAATCACGGTGCCATCGGCCAGCTCGACAATCGCAACCGGGTGCAGGCCGGGGCCATTATCGAATTCCTCGTAGTCGGTGCCGAAGCTGTGGAACCATGCGCGCTCGTGCAGCAGTTCACGAACCCATTTGGGGCTGTCCGGGTATTTGCGCATCGTGTAGACGCGCACTGGGCGCGTGGTGGCGGTGTTACTCATGGCTCGCGGCCTCCTGTTGCTGGGGCGCGAGGAATTCGACGCCCTTGTGATTGCTGAAGCCGGACAGAATCATAGCGGTGATGAAATAGAAGTTGCGGCCCTTGTCGTAGATGACTTCTTCCTTGTCGGTGCCCGCGCTCAGGATCATCTTGGCGCGCTCGCTGTAGGATTTGTCGCCTATGGTGAAGCGCAGCCTGTCGCCCGCGCGCACTTGCCCTGCCCCGGTGACGGGCTTCCATTCGGGCGCTGGCGGGGTGTACGGCACGACCGGCTTGCCGCACTCATTGGCGACGCGCTCGACTGCTTCGCGGCGATACGACCAAATGCGGACGTTCCCATTGTCGGCGTACACGGCCCATGCGGGGCCATCGGGGATCGGCGTGACGTGCCCCAGCGACCAGCAGCCGCTCACGCCGTCCATCCAGACGACGGAGGTATGCCCGCTCAGGATTTGCGCCTCGGTGCGCGTGGTGGTGATGATCGGCTTGTCTGAGCCGCCGTAGAGATTGACAGCGACGCGGCCACCGACTTTGCAGGCGGCATTGAAGGCGTCGCACTCGGCTTGCAGCGCGGCGAGGTCTGGTTTTTTGTATGTCATTCTTATTCCTTGTTAGCCCAGCAGATGCCCAGCGCGACGATAATCACGCCGATGATCTTCGCCAGCTCGATAATCTCCGCGCCGGTCATGCTGGCACCGCTGCGGCAATGAGGGCGTCAATCTTGGCCTTGTGTGCGGCCTCAATCGCCTTGGTGCTGGCGGTGATGGCGGCGACTTGTTCATTGCTGATCGCATGAACCGCAAGCGCTTCTTCTTTGGTGTCGCACAGGTACAGGGCCGACTTGCGCGCGATGTAGTCGCCCTCATCCTCGCCGTGGCGATTCGTGAGGTAGATGCGCTGCCCGGAGGTCTTCACGACCATGCGTGGGCTGGCGCAGATGGTGTGGTACATGAAGGATTCTTTGCAGAGCCATTGGCCTGCATTGATGTCAGTGTCGGTGGTGATTTTGGTGATAGCCATGCGGGTTCTCTCTGTTGTTTGAGTTGGCATTGTATGCGCTCACATTGCGGACGGTCAAGCTAGATCGTCCGCAATGGGGCATTTTCTTACGGCATGCAGTGCGGCGAGCTGCCGCATGCCATGTGATTGTCGATGTCGAATTCCTCGGGCTCGCTATACCATTCCCGCTTGCTCTCGCAATGGCGGCATTCGTATGTGAGGCGGCCTTTGTCGTTGTGCCAGAGCCCATCGGGCAGCTCGTCGCCCTGCTGCTCGCGCATCCATTCGGCGTGCTCGCCGGGCTTGCAGTCCGGGCACGGCGGGCGCGCAACGCTCGGATCGTCGCCGTCTGCATCCATATCGCTCATGTAGCCATCGGTACACATCAGGTCTGGATAGCGCGTGGTGCCGCTATAGCCTTGCTTGCAGCAGCCGGTGACAGGCGGCAGCGCGCGGCTGTGCTTGCGTCGCTGGTGCGCGTTCATGCGTGCCCGCCTTGCTGGTGGTGGCCAAGCGCGGCGAGCTGCGCGTGATCCATCGTATCGGCCATGATGCTGGGCGTCAGGCTGGCGCGGCGCATGTAGTCAGCGATGGCGTCGTGGCCGCCCTCCCCGCCAATTGCGACTGGCGCGGCGTGTACCGGCATGTACGCCTTGATGCGCAGGTAATCGGTGTAGCCAATGCGCGCCAGATTGCAGGCGCGCGCCAGCGTGTCCATAGCGGCGGCTGGCGAGCCTTCCGCCATGCTGACTGGCCCAATCGCGCCGACGACTTGGGCAAGGTCGATGTTGTCAATAGCGCGGCGCACCGCCTCGGGGTTGGTGCGGTTCATTGGATTGTCGATGGAGGCCCGGCATGCTTCGCGCACGGCGCGGGCGACGGCCATAGCATCCGGGGCCGGGTATTGGTTCTCGACGCGGAAGCCAACGCGGATAGCCTCGTCGGCCTCTTTAGCGCTGCAAGTGTGTTTGAGCTGGCCGCTATTCTGGTGGATGACCCATGAGGCCGCGCGGTGGTCAATGTCCATGTCTCGCATAATCAGCCCACGCTCTTGAGGATGGCTTGCAACTGGCGCAGCTTTTGCGTGTCCTCGGCGCTCGATTCCATTTGCATTTGCGCATCCACGGCGGCATTGCCCACGTCCGTGGCGAGCTGGCGCAAATCATCGGCCATTTTAGCGGCGCGCGCGGCCAGCAGGCCAAGGCTGTCGATTGCGGTTTGCGGTGCTGTCGGCTGGGCGGCGGCTGGCTTGGTCTTGGCTGAAATGGTTGTCATGGCGCGGCTCTCTGCTATCTCGTTGGTTGGTGTTTGTTCTGGTTCGGGTGCAGGCTTTTTTTCGGTGGCGTCACGCACGCCTACGCGGCGGAACTTACCTTGCAATGGCTCCGTGATGAGCCCCGCAGTTATCAGGGCGTTTATAGCGCCCCCCATTACCCGGTGGTGCGCGCTGACGCTGTTGCGGCTCATTTCCGCGTAAATCTGTGATTGGCTCCACGCCTCCGAGATAGGCACGGAGGCATACACCTTCTGCGCTACCGATGACAGGCCGGAATGGATGATTTTGAATCGGGATGAACTGAGCATGTTAGAACCTGAGCCCGCCATTGCCGTGCGAGTCCGTAGCGGCGCGCTGGTGGCACGCGCTGCCGCAGAAGTGTTCTTGTGCTGGCGGCGTCACCTTGCCCCGGCTGAAGCGGCTGTAGCGGCTTACTGGCGCGGGGATGGTGCGCTTGATGGCGGTTTCTACGTTGACCGGCTCGAAGCAGCCGCCGCACTTGATGATGGCGGCGCTGACCTGTTGCGTCGCGGCGTTCGGTGGTGAGGTGGGAAGTGGCATTTGTGGCATCGGTTCTCCAATATTTCGGTTAATGAATATAGGCATCCTAATACAAAAATATACAGCAGGCAATGGAAAGCCCCTTAAAAAATCGGGATGGCGATAATTGGCATAGGAAAATGGGCCGCAGCAGCAATAGGCCGGGCCGGTAACATCGGGCGATGGACAATATTTCAGCAAACGATTTGCAGGGCATGGTGTCGCACTGGGTTGCGACGCCGCCCAATGGCTACCTCGGCAGCAGCTACGGCGCGGATATTCTCGCCATGCTGCAAACGCCAATGAAAACGGGCTTGGCCGATGGCTTACTCAACAAGTTGCGCGTTGATGTCCCGCTGGCGGGCGCGCTGCCACCGGCTGCGCTCAATATGTACGCGGTTGATAAAGGCCCGGACAGGCGAGAAATCTACATCGACGCATCCGGCACGCTGGTTGCACTGGGGGGTAAATAAATGGCACTTACACGCGATGATTTTATGCAGGCTATCGCCGCTGAAATCTCCAATCAACCACTGGCCGCCCAGTTTTATCAGGCGGGCGACCCGCGCTTGCTGGCGCAAATGGGCGCTATGGCAACCATGCTGACGATGATTTCCCAGCAGATTGACGTACAGAGCATGGAGCCGTTCCTGAAGACGCGCGACACGACCGTGCTGGCCGACGCGACCATGAAGGGCATACTGCCGTTTGCGCGCCCTGCCCGCGTCACGCTGCTAGTGGAGAACGACGACCCATCCGGGTCTATCACGGTTTCCATTGGCCGCCGCCTCATTGGCGAGCAGGGCCGCGTCTACGTGGCAGAGACAGCCGCGACCATTGCAGCCGGGCAGTCGGGCACTATCTCGGCCAAGCAACTGACCACACGGACGTTCTCGCATACGGTGAGCGGATCGGTGCCCTTTTACCCGGTGCAGATTCCAGAATCGACAGACCCGGAGCAGTACATCAGCGGCGTGCTGGTATCTATCGCCGGGGTGCAGTACCCCTATGCCCCGGAGTTCTCGAATCTCGACGCGAACGAGCCCGGCTTCGCACTGGAAACGGACGAGCTGCGCCGCCTGTTCGCAAAGTTCGGCTGGCGCGACACCTTCGGCGTGCAGCCAGCGAACGGCACGGTAATCGACTTCATAATCGAGGAAACGAACGGGCAGTCTGCCCTTACCGCAAACCAGCCATTCACATTCGAGGGCTCGGCACAAGCTGCTGATCGCAACTCGAAAATCACGCTGTCGTCGGTCACTTTCGTGGGCGCTAACCCGGTCGATATCCAGACCATGCGCGAGTGGGCGCAGTACCCCAGCACCTATGACGCCTCGGCGGTCTACCTCGGGAACTTCGATTTCCTCGTCCGGCGCAATCTGGCCGATCTCCGATTCCTGTCGGTCTGGAACGAGCAGATTGAGGAAAGCGTACGCGGCGCGAACGTGAGCAACATCAATACGCTGTTCGTTACCGCGCTCATGGACGGCACTACTACCGCGTGGCTGCAATCCACTATCGGCCAAATCATCAGGGATGCCGACGACTCGTACAAAATCAAGTTTGTCACGGCTGTGGAGGTTGAGGTTCCTGTCACGATCAACGCCCAAGTGTCGGTAGTTCATGACCCGGCTGAAGTGGGCAGCAAAATCCGTTCGATCCTGTCCGGCCTGTACGGGCGCGACGCGACGGCGGTCAAGAGCGGCATGATGGTGCCGAATTCCAAGCGCATCTATGACGCGCTGAGAGCCGGTGTGCCTGCGCTGGCCGACGCCCTGAGTGATTTTCAGGTGACTATCCCCGCGCCCGCGCCCGCCATGAAGCCTGAGCACTACCGCTATGTGTCTGACGCATCCATGACGGTCAACGTCACCCAATCGACTTACAACTCGGGCCTGTTCAGCCACTAAGCCATGACGAACTTTGTAACCCCAATCGCTGCGCCAGCGCTTCAACCGCTGGCGAATAGCTTTGAATATGACCAGCTCGAAAGCGAGCTGAAGGCGGTATTCTCAACCGTCTTTGAGAGCCTTGTCCGTGACCGCGAGCGCAACCTCAATATGTACGGCATGGCGCACATCGGCGGCGATGACCTGATGGCTAGTAGCCTGAAGGCTGACGGGATCGCAATGGTGCGCCGCAGCTCGACACGGATGCAGTTCTTGATGAAGGCAGAGCGCTCGCGCAACCCGCGCCGTGGCCTGCTGTTCATCAAGAAGTACCTGCAATCCATCTGGCCGAACATTTGGGTTTGTGAGCCGCTGTGGCAGCCGGTGAGCGATACTGTCAACTACCCTTCCGCTGCGATACCCCTCACGTCAGAATTGAGCATCGGCTCGGGCGTGACTGCGGATTACGCGGGCGGTGCGGTAGGCGACCCGGTGGCGCTATACCGCACTGATGGGACTGGTAAAAACCTGCTGTACACCACGCCGCGCACCAATGCCTTGCGCAACAACACAATGCAAGGGGCCGTTAGCGGAACGCCGGGGACGCTTCCTACGAACTGGACGCTTGGAGCCGCACCCGGCCTGACGCAGCAGGTTGTTGGCGTGGGCTCGACTGGGGGTATCTCCTATATCGACGTTCGCGTTTTCGGTACGCCTACTTCCGTTGCAAACAGTTCTGCATTTCACTTCGATCTCCACGCAGTAGTTAATGCGGCAGTAGGCGAGAGCTGGACGGCCAGTGCATTCATCGCGCTCATTGCGGGATCGCTCGCAAACGTCGCCAACTTCGGTATCGGCTTTCGTGAGAGCGATGCCGCTGGGACTGCCCTTGTAACCGGATTGGGTGCGGCGGTCGCGCCTACGGCGACCCTGACGCGCTACAGCGAAACGCACATTAATACGAATGCTGGGACGGCTAAGGCGAATTGCAACATTCGGTGGACGAATATCAATACCGTGTCGCCGGTAGATTTCACCCTGCGCATCGGTATGCCGCAGCTAGAGCAATCGAGCGTGGCAACGTCACCGATCCCGACGACGAACGCCGCAGTAACCGTGACGGACTACTCCATTTCCGCGAGCGGCGTGGCGACGTTCGCCAGCGGCCCGCCGCCCACGAACGTTCGATACTTCCGCACCAGCCGCACCCGCATCACCCTGCCGGTGTCGGTGGACAACGGCCTCGGCCTGACGGAAATCGCAAAGGCGTTCCGCTCCACGCTGGCCGCGCGCCTGATGCTGGAATTCAAGCTGGGTACGGTTTTCGACAATAGCGGCAATAACGGCGGGCTTGCGCTCGCAAATGCCACCATCGGCATCATGCCAATCACACTTATCGGCACGCTTCAAAACTAAGAGGATCACATGGCTCAAAAGACAGAAATCATCCGTTACAACGTGCGCGAGCGGGGCCGCGCCCATCGGGGCAAGGATCGCAATTTTGATCTGCGCGCGCTGGCGTCGCTGGTCAACTCGCCAGAGATTCAGGAGCGCGTAAAGAACCGCGACATGGTGGGCTATTACGGCCACTGGCAGCGCATGAAGTTCGGCCTGACGCCACCAGAAACAGTCATCGTAGATGGCCGCAACGTGAATCTTGAACCGGCTATCGTGACGACGATGCTGCGCGCCGACGCTGACGGCAACATCGAGCACCAGACCGAATTCCTCGACACGGCAGCGGGCAAGATTGCCGCGCGCCTGCACAAGAGCAAAACGGGCGGGTTCTCCAGCGCGATCAATGCCGTCCCGCGCGGCAACTTCGACGTGGCAACCGCGTTTGCCGGTTTCGATTATGTGCTGGAGCCGAACTACACGACCAATCGCGGCTATATTTTCGACAGCGCCGGGGCAGCCGCAGAAGGCTCCATCTTCGATTTCGTGATGCAGGACTACCACACGGGCACCGCGCACATGGCGACGCTGTACGACAGCCTGCAAGGCGATCACATGCTGGCGTTGCAGACCTTGCAGCGCGTGCAGGAAGAAAACATGGAGCTGCTGTCGATTCTGGCCGCATCCAATAGCCGCGCCGTGCTCGATGGCGTGGATAACGCCGTTGCGCCGCGCATGGTGGCAAAGAAGGCCACGACGGATTTTGCCCGCACCGCCGCCATGTTCCGCAATGCCGATCTGGTGGGCCTCGAAAAGCTACCTGATCCAAAGGGCGATATGGTTCTCGATCAGGTGGCGGCACACTACGGGATGGCGCGATGAGCCTGCGCACGCCATTGGAAGTGGCGTTTGGCGGGTACTTGGGCCGCTTCTATAGCCAGCTCATAGCAGATACGCCTGCGATGGCCGAATACGTCAAGCGCGGCCTTGCAAAGTCGATTTCATGGGTTCCGGGCCGGATGATAGACGGCGTGGAGGACATGCTGTCAGAGTGGCGCAAGAATGACAACTCGGGCGGCCCCGGCGAATCGTCGTTCCTGCCTGTCATGCTGGTTGCCATGAGCAAGGATTTTGTAACCGCCCTGCCCGATTGGGGCGTAGCTCTCGGCACGCCGGTTGATTTCGTGATCCCCGAAGACCCGGAGCAGCGCGCGTATAAGATTCGGCTTTCCATGAATGAATACCGCTGCCAGATAGTCATAATCGCAGCGGAGGTGCATACCGCGCACAGCTTGGCTATGCAGCTCAACCTGTACGCGAACGGGCCGGATGGGCGGCGCTTTAAGCATATCCACATGCACGCGGGGTTCCCGCTGGAGTTCCCCGCCGTGCTGGAAAACATCGACATCGGCGCAATGGACAACAAGAGCGAGCAGAAGAACCTTACCGTTCTGGTTGCCGAAATCAACCTGCGCGCCGCCATACCGCTGATTCAAGCGCCGCGCGCTGATGAGCCGAATGATGGCGGCACGGCCCCAGCGGGCTATCCGGTGGTCATGGAGGTGAATTCGTTTGACGCGGTGAGCCTGAATAAGATCAGGACGTATGTCGATGGCGATGAAATCAAGACGGAGTTTTCCCGGTGAGTTCGATTCGTGTAGCGGCTGAAATTACCGGGTATGCTGGCCCCGCTGTGTGCTTGCTGGGCGCGCTCGACGTGGATAGCGGGCTGTTCATCGTCGCCAAAGAGCTGAAGTTTGGCGAGCGCCCGGACGGTGCTGTCATTGTGTCGAACGACCCGCGATCAGAGCAGCGCGATAGCCTGTTCACGGAGGAAAAATTGCAGGACGCAATCCGCCTGTTCTTCCGCGCGCAGGCTACCGGCGTTGTGGAGCTTCTGCCGACTGTGACAAAGCATGAGCCGTCCCATCGAATCGAATCTGATGGAATTGGCGAAAAGGGCACAAGATACCGCCTATCGCCTGACATCACGAACGGAAACGTAGCTGTCCTGGCCCTGCTGTCGGCATCGGACAGCACGTACCGGGCGCAGGCCGCGACTGACTTTTCGACCGAACTAGCCGAAATGTTCATGACGATCTAGCCATAGGAAAATAGCGCACTCCCCGCCTCGAAGCGAGCCGCAAAATATATCGGTTCACTTCGAGGTAACGATGCCCACACCAAACCTTAACCCTAAAATCACGCAAGCCGGTCTAGCGCTGTTCCCTGCGCCATCGGTGCCCGGCTTCCATATCGAGCTGACGCACGTTGCGCTGGGCACCAGCATGTACGCGCCGCTCGGCAGCGAGACAGCCCTGAAAGCCGAAGTCGCCCGGTTCCCAATCCTTAGCGGCACAAACCCATCGCCGCGACAGGTGCAAGTCGGCCTCACGATCACGGACACGGACCCTAGTGGCAAGAGCGCGAACGGCAAGGGCGTTGGCGAAATCGGCTTTTACTCTGGCACTACCCTGTTCGCAATCTGGAGCCAGCCTACCGAACCTCTGTTCTACAAGTCGGCGGCGTTCGATATTCCGCTGGCCTACACGCTCGATGTCTCGATCCTCCCGGCTGGCTCGGTGACGATCACGGTTGACGCCCAGCAGGCCGGGCTGTCGTCGTTCATCCTCGCGCACGAGGCGAAGGTAGACCCGCACCCGCAATACCTCACGGTGGTTGAGGGCGATGCTGCCTATGCGCCAAAGAGCCATACCACGGCAACCGATCCGCACCCGCAGTATTTGACGCCAGCAGAGGGCGATGTGGCATACACGCCCCTCTCCCACGCCAGCGCGACCGATCCGCACCCCCAATACCTGACGCCAGCAGAAGGTGCTGCCGCCTACGCGCCGCTGAGTCACACGTCGGCAACCGATCCGCACCCGCAATACCTGACGCCAGCCGAAGGCGACGCCGCGTATATAAAACAAGGTGGCGGCCCCGGTCAGTCTGGTAATAAACTGAACATGGGCTGGACTGGCACTGGGGTTAAAGTATCGGTCGATAATGTTGACCTTGGGAGTATTGCCTTCCAAAGCTGGGTAAATCAACTTTTCACCGACCTCGTTGGCGCAGCGCCGCAGACTCTAAACCAGATCAACGAGCTGGCCGCTGCAATCGGTTCCGATCCGAATTTCGCAGTCACGATGTCCAACGCGCTGGCCGGTAAAGAGGCGAAATTCGCTTCCGGTACGCGCCTCGTGTTTTCGCAAGGTGCAGCGCCGACCGGCTGGACTCAAGTAACCGACGACTCGGCCAATAACCGTATGCTGCGCGTGGTAAACGGCGCTGGCGGCGGCACTGGCGGTTATCACGATCCATCGTATAACAACGTAGTCGCAGCCCACACCCACGGCTTCTCGACCGGCAACGTCAGCGCGGATCACGCGCACGGTATTGGCGACCCCGGCCACGTTCACGGCGGCGGCATGATGGTTGGCAACCTCAACTATGGTGCGGGCGGTAACTCATACCTCGAAGAAGGTGCGGGCGCACCGAACTACACGCGCGAGTGGATGACTGGCGCAGCTACCGGCATTTGGCTTGGCGGTGCTACCTCTAACCACACTCACTCCGGTTCTACCGACAACGGTTCGTCGTCTACGAACTGGGAGCCTCGCTACATCAACCTGATTATCTGCTACAAGAACTAAGGAGCCGAAATGAGCAAAATTACCGGGCACCAATGGGGCGACGATATGCGCTATATCGGCGCATACGAGTTCCCAAACAACCTCGACAAAGAGGAAATACACCTGCCGCCGCGTACTACCCTGCTGGAGCCTCCTATGGGCCTTCCAGTCGATCAGGAGGCCGCGTGGTTTGAGCGGGGCCAGCGCTGGATCGTTCGCGGCGTGATGATGTCGCACATGCCTACCCGCGAGGTGCCGGATGAGCATTAATACCGTCATCACTTGCCCGCTTGGCTCCAAGTGCGAGGAAGTCCGCGACAACGCGATTCACCGCTGCGCGTGGTCTATCCAAATCGCCGGGCAAAACCCGCAGACCGGCGAGACAAAGGACGAGCACGCCTGCGCTATGGCATGGATGCCCATTTTGCTGATTGAGAATTCCAAGCAGCAGCGCGGCACGACCGTGGCTATCGAATCGTTCCGCAATGAGACTGTGCAGAGCAACGAGGCAAGCCGCGCGATGATGATGGCCGCCGCGTCCCTGCCAGCTATGGCGAAGCTGGCTCATGCCGCGCGCACGCATGGCGAGGTGGTGGGATGATCCGCGCCATGTGGGTGATGGTCTATGCTGTCGCGGTGCTGGTGAGCTTGGCTATCGACGTGGCCGCGCGCTTCTGCCTGAACTGGATCGTTGCGGCGCTGTGCGACGACAGCGGGAACCTGCCGCGCTGCCTGCGCTGGTTCCAGACCTTTGACGACGACTGCGACGCCGGTATGCGCGCGCGCCGTAACGAGCTGCGCCAGAGCCCGCCCGGCGATACATGGGCGGCGTTCGCCCCCTTCCCCGTTACGTGGCTAGACCGCTACCGTAACCGTGCGCTATGGCTGTTCCGCAATAGCTCCTACGGGTTTTCTTACTACCTTTTCGGTCGCTCGTTCAAGCCGTGGAAATGGGTTGTTGCCCGCCACATCGACACACCGGCCCTGACGCTGTTCATTGCGACCGGCCCGCGCGGCGCGTTCAACGTCTACTATCACGGCCAGTTCGGCATGTGCAAGCTCGGCTGGAAGGCGTGGAACTACTACGTTCCCGCCGCTGGTGATTCCCCCGCGCGGTGGAAGGCATCCCCTTGGGGGTCTATGTGGCGCGTTCCTATGACGTTCTCGATCAACCCGTTCAAGCGCAAGGTGGGCTGATGCCGTCGCCAATTTCAGCGGCCCGGTTCGTTACCGCCGTGCGGGCGTTCGCCGTGCAAACGCCGAACTGGGGCACGGCTATCCGCTACTACACGAAGCCGGACGAGCGCAACGACATCACGCTCATCGCCGACCGCGTGTACGGCGACCGCAGCGCATTCATGGCCGTGTTTGCAGCGGCGGGCATGGACACGCTGGAGCAGCAGCTAGACGAGCAATTGCTTGTCCTGCCGACCTATCAACAATTGCAGATCATCAAGCGACAAACAGGATATTTGACCGATGCCGAACAACTCGCGTATAGCTCCCTCAGTTAAGGCGGCACTGGCCGGGGCAGTCTCGGTCAAGCGCGAGGCCGCCGACGCCGCAGCGTTCGATCTGGCGCGCAGGCAGGCCGCTACGACCATCCTGCGCCCGAATGAGGTATCGGGCGAGTATGACGCTGGCCGCCTGCTGACGACTACCCTGCGCGGCGAGGTGCGCGCGCTGACGCATGACGACATTCGCGCGTTCCAGAACAACGTCGCCCGGCTGAAAAAGAAATTCAAGGGCGGCATCACGGCCCAGTCCGTAATCGACCTCGCGCTGGGCACCGACAAGGATCGCGCGAACAAGCAGATCAACATGGCGGTTCCGGCCCACATACACGATGGGAAAGTGCATTTCATCACGAATGCCGGGCCTGACTCCAATGTGTCGCGGCACCACGTCCATGTGCAGTTTCTGGACTTTGACGCGGCGGTTGGCGCGTCGCCAAACGACCCTAAGAAGCTGGGCAAGCTGGTGGCGAATGGGCGGCTGCTGTTTGATTGCGACTGCGGGCGGCACACGTTCTGGTATCGGTACATCGCAACCATCGGCAAGTACAACACTGGCCGCGCGGAGACTGGCTATCCGAAGGTCAGGAACCCGAAGCTGATGGGCGTGGCGTGCAAGCACGTCCTGCGCACCATGCACGTCATCCTGAAGGATCAGGCGGTTCAAGTGAAGATCGCCGGGGCGGTGCTGAAGGCGCGCGCGGTGCTCGACGGCGGCAAGGTCAAGGCGGAAAAGGTCAAGGTCGCGGAGCTGCGCAAAATGGCCGAGGCGCAGCAGGCCAAGCGCAAGACGAGCACGAACCTTAAAACCAGTGATGAAAAGAAGCAGGCGGCGGCCATCAGGAAGGCCAAAACCGATATGAAAAAGGCGGCGACGGAGCAGGCCAAGCCGACGAATGCAATGCGACAGGTGGCGCGGCACGCGCAGTCACTTCTGGCGCTGGGCGCTATCACGCAGGCGCAATTTGACCAAATCGTAAAAGGAGCTGGGAAGTGATTAACAACGTACCGATCAAGATCATGGAGGCGTCGCGCATTGTCACGCTGCGCCATCCAAACTCCCTCGACTGCGGCGTGTACCGCAAGACCTTGCTACGCCCGCCAGAGGGGCCGCTGATGGGCGGCCTATCGACGCTGGGCGGGCTGGGCGTGCTCAAGAACGAGGACGATCCCGATTTCGAGTATGTCTTGCTCGGGCCGGGGAAGTTGCATATTACGAGCCGTTTTGACGGCGGTGAAATGTTCGACCGTGGCGACGGCATCGCTTCGGACGAGCCAATGCAGGAGGCGAATATTGTGTCCGTCAAGGTGCCGGGCTTCGAGCCGAAGAAGGGCGACCTTGTGGCGGCCATGCCGGGCGGCGGCGTGGTGATAGGGTTCGAGATTATCGGCACGACCGGCAATGTGTCGATCTACCCGTACACGACGAAGTTTGTCATCGCGCCGCGCGACGAGCTGCACGACCTCGCGCCGTGGACGCCAGCGCCCTAAAAGAGAGAAAATCGCGGGTTCTTCATAAACAGGAACGTCCCCGCTTCAACGAAAGCGTTCTGTCGAACCTGCGCCGCGCGCTGGGGCGGTATGTCCAGCTTCACGCCCGGCGCGTGGAACATCATATCGCCAGCCTCAAGGTCAAAGCCGTTCGCCTTGAATAGCGACCGCAGAGCCCTCTCCTGCCGCGCATGCTGCGCCTTCAGCCGCGTGTTGGCCGCGTCTACTGCCTTCAGTATCGCATCGAATGAAAGCTGTTCGCCCTGATACGTGACGTTGGCCGTAGCGGTGGCCTGCAAGCGCGCGGCGGGCATGGTTAGCCTTCCATGCCAGTGTAGTTGCCCTGCGCCGCCAGAAGCGTCAACGCCGCTTCGATGGCGTGCTGAATCGCACCTTTGGCGGTGCTGCCGCCTGTCAGCTTATTGAGGGCTTCACCGGCATCCGGGCTGATCCACGTCGTCAAGCGCCGCTCGCCGCGCTCGCGCTTCGCAGCGTCCGACTTGCCGCGCCGCTCTGCTGCCGACATAGCAGGCTGCCTCTCCCGCGCCTTGGTGGCCGTGCGCTTCGCGCCCTTCTTTGGCACTACAGCGAAATCCTTGCCCATGAGGCTGCTGGCTGCGAATACCTCGCCCGGCGCGGCCAGCGCAGTAGCGCGCTCGACCTTATTGCCGGTGTCGCAGAAGTGCGTAGTGACGTGCCCCAGCGATACCCACAACCCGCAGGCGTTGAGGGCTTCTACCGCCTTGTTCCTAGAGGTGGTGGCCACGATGACGCGCACTTGCTTTCCGTCGATGAAGTCGGAGCCAGCGAATACTTTGATTTTGCTTTCCATGATGCTTGCTTTCGATGTGATGCCGTTATTGTTTCATCGCCAGCAGGACGTGCTGGCCGGGTATTTCCGAGAGCGCCTTTTCCGGGTAGTCGCAAGCCTGCCAAACGACATTTACGACCGCGTGCCCGTTGCTGCCGTGCCCGGCGACAAAGCCGAGATAGCCTTCCGGCGTCCACACTTGCTGGCCGGGCGCGAACTGGCGCGGCGTGTCATCGACCAACACCGGATCGCCTGCGGGCTTGAATTGCTTGCCGAACTCTGTCAGCAGCGCGGCGGCTTGGTACTGGTCAGCCTCTTGGAACACGCGCCCGAGCAGCGTAAGGAAGTCGCCGGTTGCCTTCGCGCCCGGCTTCTCCGATGCGGCTTGCAGCTCGCGCTTGATGGCGTTGAAATGAGCTTCCATGTTATTCGTAGTGGCTGTCATTGTCGCCGCCAAAGTCGTCAAGGTACATGCCGCCCGATACCGGGTCATTTTCGCCCGGCAGATGGTTGAGGCTCACTTGCGGCTCAATCCACTTGTTGCTGGGCTGGGCGTCCGGGTAGGCGGCCAGCGCTGTTTCGGCGTCCGGGTAGGCGTCGATAAAGCATTTCATCGACTGGCCTTCGAGGACGGAGCCGCGCTCGTAGGTGCCCCAGCCGTAGACGCAGATGGGATTCTGCCCCATGCCCGGCTTGTATTCGTAGGTGTAGCACTCGTACTGTTCGCTCTTGCTCATATTGGTTCCTTGGTGGTTGCTTGAAAAAGTTGGGGCTAAAAACCGAAGTTCGAGGCGCAGATAGGGCCGATTCCTCTTTCGATAGAGTCTGGATCGGTCAGCTCTCGACCGCAGCAGGCGCAAATGCCGGTCTGCTGGCCGTAGGCGACTGCCGACTTGATCGGGTCAGCGCACAGCGTCACAATCTGCGCGCGCTGTTCGTCGCTGCAATCGCGCGAGCCGGTGAACTGGCCGTCAGCGATTTTGCCGAGGTATGCGTCGGATGCGGTGACGTAGATCGCGCCAGCGTTGCGCCCGGTGGCCGGGGCCATCTTCAGTACGAAATCGCCAAGGCGCAGTTTTGGACGCTTCAGGCCGTTCTCGGTGGCCGTGGCGAAAGCGACTTGCACCGCGCCCACACCGGCAGAGCCGACTTCGACGCCAGCGGCGGCCACCGGGGCGGCAGCGTTGCGAGCGACGATCCGGGCGACCGCTGCAATCTGGTTATCGGTCAGCGTGCCCTTGGACTTCAGTTGACGATCCAGCGAGAACGCGAAGTCGTTAGACGGCGCGTGCTGAATGATCCACTTGATTTCTGGTGCGTTTGACTTCAGTTCCATGACGGCCCCCGGTGCGTTGTTGATACTGCGTAGTGTATGCGCTCACACATTAAGCGTCAAGCTGTTTTTGGGGTAGCGCCCGGCGAACCGGGCGGTTTCATTATTGCGGCTGTGCCGTCTTCGTCAAATCGGCCAGTTTTGCCGTGGATTCGTCAAGATAGCGCTTCCAGTACTCCGCGTCCTTATCTGATTCTGCCTTCTTCAGCAGCTTGGTATATTCCTTGATGTCGCGCTCGGCTCGCTTGATGTCGCTGGCCAGCTCTTTGGCGGCTTTCTCTGCCTTCAGGCGCGGCAGATCGTCAATGCGGGCCAATTCCTTCAGGCAGGCCAAGCAGGTTACTTCTTCCCGGTTCTCGGTCGTCATCTTGTAGGTCTGCGCGCCCTGAGCGGAGGAAACGCAAGCACTGCTCTTGCGGCCATACCTAATTGCAGCGAAGTGCAGGCGAGGCGCATTGGCGGCCTTGTCGGCGGCGGTGACTGGCTTCAGCGGCTCCAGCTTCCAGTTGTTCAATCGGGCGGTCATGTACTCGATGCTCATTTCCGCTTCTTTGATGTTGCGGCGAAGGTGCTTGAGCCATTCTGCCGACAGCTCTTTGATGGCCGCTTCGATGGTCTTCGCATCGCTGTAGCTCTGCCATTTTTTCACTTCCTTGCCTTGGGAGTCGATTGCTACCGGCAGGCCGCTTTCCGCCAGCTTTACAGTGACGAGGATAGGGTAGATCAGGTCGCCAGCGCGGGTAACTTGGCGGTACATCATGCGAATCTTGCCATCCTCGGCCAGCGGGTTCTTTTTCAGGGTGGCGATTTCGCCCTTCTTCGCGGCCACGTAGGCATTTGCGTGCTCGATGCCGCGCGCCAGCAGGTCGCACGAAAGCTGGTAAGGCTTCGCGCCGGAACCGAAGCAAGCGCCTTGCTGCCAGCCGTTTTGGATCGTGTAGCCATGCTTGGCGATAGCGTGCTCGTGCGACTTCTGTTCACGCCCGCAAATCTGACAATTCCCGAAAAATTCAGCAGCCATTGCAACCTCCGTGTGTTTGTATGTCGCTACTGTATGCGCTCACGTTTATTGCGTCAAGTGTTTTTTTGCGACGGCGCAAATGAGCAGGAAAACAGGCGGCCCCGGCGCATCGCCAGCCAATGACAATGGCGTATGGACAAATTCGCTTATATCGACCACGCCGCGCACTCCGGGGCGAACGGCAACAACCAGCGCCAAGAGGCGACGCAGGCCCAGCAGGACGCCGGGAACTATGCCAAGGGCCGCTTGACCCTGCATGGCCTGCGCATCGCCATCGAAACGCCGCGCGGCACCCGGCGCGAGTGGCGCGCAAAGGACGGCACCAGCGGTAGCAACCTGCTGAAGTTCCACTACGGGTACTTCGAGGGCATAAGGGGCGCTGACGGCGACGAGCTGGATTGCAGCATCGGGCCGTGGCCTGAAGCTCCGCTCGCTTACGTGGTGAACCAGTACATGCGCGGCCAGTTTGACGAGCACAAGGTAATGCTGGGGTTTCCAGACCGCCGCACGGCAATCGCTGGCTACCTGAGCAACTACAGCCCCGGCTGGCAGGGCATGAATAGCTGCATTTCCTGTTCGATATCGCAGCTCAAATGGTGGCTGGCAAACGGTAATTTGAAACGCCAGCTCACGCAAGATCAACTCCCCTATGAAGGAACGGACGACACGATGGAAAAGGTACTTTGGGATAGCGCGCACAATCCGATGCGCTCGACGCTCGACAAGGTTTTGTACAGCCTGCGCGAGCATGACGCGGGCAATGGCCTGCTGTTCGACGCGGTGAGCATGGCCGAGATTCTGGCCGACTCGGACGGCGTGATGACGCTGGACGCGCTGGTTCTCCCCTACGCCCGGATTGAGCAGCGCATGACGCTGCTGCAAAAGGTTCTGGATCGCGCGGGCGAAGCCGTCAAGGTGGCCGCTATGCAGGTGTCCGAGCCATTCACGCAGCGCGGCTCGACCAACGTCGCAGTAATCTACGAGCTGTCGGACGGCCAAACCATTTCTATTTTCTTCCACAATCCCGATGTGACGCCGAAGAAAATCACGCCAAGCGATGACGTGATTTCGTGGAAATGGCTGTTGAACAAAAAGGACATCACCGTTGCTGTCGCGCCGGAACGTGGCCGCGACCTGGACGTTCGCACGGTGGCATCGCGCATCATGCGGCTGGCCGAGAAAAATAGCGCCCGGTTCATCGCCGCCAACGGCAAGCGCGCCGAAAAGCTGCAAGTGATTTCCGACCTGAAGGGCGAGCTGGAAACGAAGAAAGAAACCCTGAGCGGGCTGGAGCGCCAGATTGAGGTTGCGATGCAGGAGCGCGAGCTGGCGGGCTTGGACGAGCCGCCAGAGCCTATCGTCCCGCCCGAGCCTGAACCGGAACCGGCCCCAGCGGCTACGCTGAACGTGGACGGCATCAAGGCCGTGATTACGTCTGACGAGCCTATGCCGGGCGTCGCCGTGGGCGCGAACTGGGTAGTGATGAACGCCCCGCGCCCGCTGCTGGGCACCGAAACGATGTCCGATGGCGAATTCCTCGACGGTCGTTTCTACGCTGCCATCGACCCGAACGACTACATGGCGCAAGCCTACGTCGATGCGAACGTGAAGCTCGCTGCGAGCGTGGTGTTCGTGGCTGACGAGGCGACGCAGACCGAAATGGCGCTCAACACGATCAATCAGGACTACCTGCCCGCCTACATGAAAATGGACGAAGGCGAGCGCAAGACGGCTCTGAGCGGCTTCATCGCCAAGCTCAACGGCTTCACCTATGGCGCGATGAAGGAGCTGGCCGCCAAGGGTATGCCGGTGGTAGCGGAGCCAGAGCCGGAACCGCAGCCAGAACCCGAGCCGAAGCCCGAGCCTGCGCCTACGTGGCGCAGCAAGTACATCGTGATCGAGTTGGTTGACCGATTCCGCGTCGCTGGCCTCAATGCCAACCCGATCAGCCCGTCCTACCCGACGCGCGCCGAAGCCGAGGCCGCTGCCGCCGCCTATTTCGCTGGCGGCGACAACTTCCCGGCACCGTCCGACTCCGACGAATTCGCGGCGCAAGAGGCTGAAAAGTTGGCTGCTGAAAAGCGGGCCGCCGAGCAGGCCGCACGCGAAGCCGCCGAGCAGGCCGAGCGCGATGCAGAGGCGGCACGCCAAGCCGAGGCAGCAGCGCAGGCGCAGCGCGACGCGGAGGCCGCCGCAGCCAACGAGGCAGCCAATATTGTAGTGCCGGTTGCAGAGGTAGCGCCGCAGCCTGAGCCTGTAGTGGAGCCAAGCGCGACCGGCGACAATCAAGAAGCTGCCGATGGCGATTTCCTCGCGCTGGCGGCAGCGGGCGACGTGGATTTCTACGATAAGGCCGTAACCGACCGCCTCGCCGCACTGGCGAAGCAATACACCGACCCCGAAGGCGCGTATCTCGATCTGGTCATGCAGGCCAAGACCGCCGCCAAACAGTTCTTCATCGCTGAGTTCAAAAAGAAGGTGGCCTAATGAAGCAGGGGCAAGACGAATTCTTTGCCGTCGTCGGTGAAGGCGCTGCCCTGTTGAAAAATCTGGACGAGAAATCGTCCGGGTTTTTTGACGACCTGAACCGGCTGCGGGAAATCCTCGCCATTCTCGGCTATGAGTCGGCGGTGAAGCCGCTGCAATTCTCGCTGGCCGACAAGGAAGCCTCTGCCAAGGCGCTGTGGAGCTACCTTGGCAATGGCTTGGGCCTGCTGCCGGACGCATTGGCGGTATTCGAGGCGGAAACGGTGGCTGATCTGGCATCGCTGGCTGGCGACAAGAGCCTGAACCATGCGGCGCAGGAATGGGCAATCGACAACGGGAGGAAGCCGCAGGCGCACTTGGCGACAACGAAGCTGGCCGCGTTCGAGAACCTTGCGGCGCGCGGCGTGGATCATGGCGTGGAGCAGTCCGCGCTGGAGGGTGCTATGCGGGATGCCGACACGCTGCTGGCGCAGAGCTTGGAGGATAACCCGGCGTACAGCGCAGCACGCGCGCACTATGACAAAGTGGGTAGGGATCGCACTGAGCAACTGGCCGAAATAAGCGAGAAGATAAAAGCTGCCCGCGTGGCCCGCGATTCGCAATATGGCAAAGAGCGCGCCGAGGCAGAGCAAATTCTTGAGGACTTGCTCAACGAAAGGGCGGCTTTAGCTGCGCCACTGGACGAGGCGCAGATTGCGGCATGGGATGCGGTAAAGGCGACCCATGCGAAATTCAACGAGGATCGGGTGGCCGGGCACCGTGCGCTATTCGAGGAAAACGGCCAGAAGATCATCGCCAAGGTGGCCGAGGCATCGCCTATTACGCCCGAGCAGGCGCAGGCGTGGGCGAGCGAGCAGATCATTGACGACAACGCCAAGGCGAAGCTCAAGCGACTGGGCTACAAGCCCGATGACGTGGTGCGCGATATGGCCGAGTTCTACCGCCTCACTGGCGGCAAGGCGTCGGCAATCCGCATTGGCCTTGACGGTGGCCGCCGCGCGAATGCGGTGGGCATTACCGAGCGGCTGGGCGAGAAGGTTATCAATCTCGGCGGGCACTTCAACAAAACCGTGCTGTTCCACGAGCTTGCGCACCATTTGGAGAATGACCCGATTGCGAAGGCAGCATCCAATGGATTCCTGATTAAGCGCCGAGAGAGCGAGCAGCCGCACCGCCTGCGCGACCTGACCGGCAACAAGGGCTATGACGCGCGCGAGGTGGCCTATAAGGACGGCTTCACCGACCCGTATGTTGGCAAAATCTACCGTGATGGCGTAACGGAAGTGTGGTCGATGGGCGTGCAGTACCTCGCAAACCCCAAGGACGCGGCCATCTTCGCGGCGAAAGACCCGGAAATGTTCAAGCTGATTACTGGCTACCTGACCATGCCGACGACGCCAGCAATGAGCGCCAAGCTGAATATGCACAAGGGCGCTATCGGGGATGCTATCGAGAAGAAGCAGAACAAAGAAGCCCAGTACGAGCAGGCCGTGAAATACCTCGCTGCCCAAGCCGTGATTGCGAAAGACGACTGGTTCGATACGCTTGACCGCGAGGGCACGGTTTATGATCTGCTGTCGTCGTATGTGCTCTACAAGGCGAAAAAAGACCCTGCGCAGTATGTCGGCTCGAACGGCGACTACCGCGTATTTTCTGGCGTGTTCCGCAACCCGGCCACCAAGCGCAACGCCAAGGGGTACATGATTGTCGATACCAGCACTGGCGGCGACGCCAGCAGCTATCGTCGCTCCATTCCCGACCATGAAATCATCAATGGCGATCTGGAGCAAGTGCAGGCCGTTATTGCAGTTGCCAAGACAAACGGAACTGGCCTGTTTAGCGCGGCATGGAACTATTTTAGGAATGGCTCATATAGCGACCAAAAGCAAAATCTGGTTGACTTTGTTGGCGCGGAGAAACTGAAATGATAACGACCGAATACAGCGTAGCAACGCCGCATGGCGTGTTCATGGCCCAGTGGGACGAGGACGAGGAAAGCCCAGTCAAGTACAGCGGCGATGATGGTGCAATATCCTACTTCAAAGCGTATCTCGACCTGAATTCTATCTCCGGGCCGGGCGGCGCGCTGGTGCGATTCGACGCGCTGGAACCCGCCGACCTGTACGGGTTTTGCCAGTCTGAAAAGTACGGCATTTTCGTCGCCCCGACACCGGACGACATCATGGACGATATGGAACAAGAACACGAAGGACAGAAAATGATTACTGTGCTGGACGCCGTGAGCGACGCCAAAGCCTTTGAGCTGATAGGCGAGGGCGCGCAAATCCTGAGCCGTCTTAACGAGGACTCGGAAACCTTTTTTGCCGACATCGGCACGCTGCGCGAAATTATTCAGCAGTTGGGAGATGACGCCCCCGAGCAGATCATCGCGGCAGCTCTGACCGGCACGGAGCTGGGCGACTTCCCCGATACGCCCGAGGGCCGCGTCGCCCTGCGCTCCGCAGCGAAAGACTACTTCGCCAAGCTCCAAGGCACAAAGGTGTTCAATGCGTCACTGAACGCCGATATTGGCTTCGCGCGCGAAGGCATCAAAAAGGCACTCTCCTTCAGCGCTGATCCGCGCAAACTCAAGCTGATCCCAGCCCTGCCCAAAATCCTCGCCTCCGCCGTGGACGCGAAGAAGCTGGCCCTGCGCGGCGATGACCCGCGCGTGGTGGCGATGCACGTTCTCAAGGCTGATGTGGTGGTGGGCGACGCCACGCTGACGGTGCGTGTCGTCGTAAAAGAGCGCGATGATGGCTCGTTCTTCTACGACCACAGCGTAAATAAAGGGGACTTGGGTGGAAGCACGGAGGTACTCGATTCCGTCGATAGCACGGGTCTTTCGCTGATCGCCCTACTCTGCACCGAGCCGTCGATGCAGCAAGTCCTTATGGATAGTGTAAGCCAATCCGGCGAAGTGTTCAACCTGTTCATCGAAGGCGAAGCTCTGGAAGAACTCACCGCTGAAGCCGCCCCTCAACCCGAACAATACGACGTGTCCATGCAAACTCTTATCTCCATCGCTGCCAATTCCATCGCGGAGCTGCGCCGCATCGACGTGTACCGCGTGCTGAATAGCGCGGGCAACCAGCGCGAAGCACTGGCGAATTTCATCATCGCAAACCGCCCGGACTTGCAAAAGGAAGTTCTGGACGTGATGGCCGAGGAATGGCCTGAGCTGGGCTACAGCGCCCCGGCTGCGCCTGCGGTGGCGGGCGGTGGCAATGCCGAGCTGGAGGCGGCAGGGTTCAAGAACGTGAGCGGCAACGAGTGGGCCAAGGGCGTGCAGGGCGAGAGCGGCAAGCTCAACCTCAACATTCGCGTGTTCGGCACCCCGGAGCAGTTCAAGCTGAAAAAGTCGGCATCGTTCACTGGCGGCATCAGCGGCTCGCCATCGCAAGAGGTGGGAACCTACAACACCGCCGCCGAAGTGGTCGCAGCGGCGCAAGCCGAAGCCGCAGCCTATGCGCCCGCCGCCGAGCTGCTGACCCCGAGCGAGGACGGCCAGCCCAAGCAGCTCGAAGTGCCGCCAGTGCCGGAAGCTGGCAAAGCGCCCGAGGCAACGCCGCAGCGCGCCGCCGACATTACCTTCCTGAGCGCGGTAATCGCGCACCAAGTCGATATGTGGGCCGATGATCTGGCCGACAAAATCGAGGCGCTGGGCGGCACCTATGCGGGCGATGCCGAGGTAGAAAAGCTGTGGGGCGACGCCATCAACGCCTACACCGATTTCATGTCTGCGGAAATGTCCAAGGGCTAAAAGCGACGAGGAAAACCGCCGGAATTCAGGCAACGAACGGGCAGCATACTTAACTGTACGCTGCCCGTTTTTTTCACCTGACCCGGAAGTTTAATGAGAATTTTTGACGACACTTCACCCGGCAACCCACTTGCCAATTTCAAGCTCGCCGCCGAGTTTGCCAAGCTCAAAAAAGAGCGCACGGCCATAGCGGATCAAACCGACAGTGCATCCCGCCTGCGCCTGCTGAAGATCGGCGTTCGCATTCGCGCGATCATACTGGAGCTGGGCAAGCGCCCTGCCCCTGCCCCTGCGCCAGCGCCGACCCAGTTGCAGGGCACGCCCGCAGCCGACACGGCGAAGTATTACCCGGAGGAAGGCAAGCGCACCAAAGGCCAGCGCCAGAAGGACAACAATGCGGCCATCGCCCTACTGGCGAAGATCAAGGCTGGCGAGGTTGCCGTAACCGACGCCGAGCGCGAAGTGCTGGCGAAGTACAGCGGCAATGGCGGCGGCCTGACGGACGCCAACGGCCTTACCGGCTCGCCATACGAGTATTACACCCCGAAGCCAATCGCGGGCGCGGTGTGGGGCTTGCTGGAAGAACTGGGCTTCAAGGGCGGCACCGTGCTCGACCCATCGGCAGGTTCCGGCGTATTTACTGCCATGCGCCCAGCCGGTGCTGTGATGACGCAGATTGAGCTGGATGCAACTTCTGGCGCGATCAACGGCGCAATCAATGACGGCCCGACCGTGAGCACGACCGTTTCCCCGTTTGAGGCGGTGGCCGCCGCGACGCCGGATGAAATGTACGACGCCATCGTAACCAACGTGCCATTCGGTGATCTGGCTATGCGCGGCGACAACCCGGAAAAGGACAAGCGTTTCCAGAAGTCGAACCTGCAAGAGTATTTCGTTCTGCGCTCGCTGCAAAAGCTGAAGCCGAACGGGCTGGCCGCGTTCATCGTGCCGAAGTCCATCATGAGCGGCCTGTCGGCCAAGGAATCGAAGCTGCGCCTGAGCGCGTCGATGATGGCCGAGTTTGTCGGCGCGTACCGCTTGCCGAATAGTATTTTCACTACGGCGAGCGCCGACGTGACGACTGACCTGATCGTGTTCCGCAAGTTCTCGCGCGAAGCGGCGACGAAAATCGCGGAGCTGCAAGAGCAGAACCCGGCTTTGCTGTCCCAAGCCAATGTGCTGTGGGATGAATTCCTGAGCGGTAAATACTTCGCTGGCGCGGGCCGCAAGTACATTTTGGGCGAGGAAGGCACGACCAACGGCAAATACGGCGAAGTGGCCGCCATCATCAACGACGACAGCATTGCGAACATCGCCAAGCTGATTAAGCGTTTCCCGCACTCGCATATCGACTGGGCGCTGCTGAATGCCACCGAAACCGCGCCTATCGTCTACAACGACGGCGACGTGATCCATGCGAACGGTCAAACGCTGGAATTCAAGGACGGCCAGTGGGAAGCGCTCGACTCCAATTCCGCCGAAGATAAGACCATGCAGGCTCTCGGCCCGAAGATGCAAAAGCCGCTGGATTGCGTCAACAACGGCATCACTTGGGAGCAGGCGAAAAAATGGATGGACTATGAGGGCATCAAGGGCCGCCATATCTCCATCCCATCATGGCTGGTGGCAGTCGGCAAGGCGTCGGACGGCATCCCCCAAAGTGAGTTTCAGGGCTGGTGGGAGGCAATCGCCGCTGGCCTGTCCGTCATGGGTCTGATGCAGGAATCGAGCAGCGTTGAGCCGTACAACTACAAGGATGGCTACCCTGTCCTGTCGGCGCAGCTCGCGCGCGTCCAATCCTACGGCAACAAGACCTTTGGCCGGGCCGCCAAGCTCATCAAAGACGGTTTGCTGAGTATCCGCAATGCGCGCGCCAAAGGCGCTTATACGCCGTTCTGGCTGGGCGAAATCCGCGCAAGCCAAGACGCCGTGGCGCTGACCCCTACCCAGCTCTACGAAAAGGTGAAATACGAGGCCGAAGATGAATCCGGCTACGTCACCGTGGATCGTCTGCGCGAGGCTATGCCCGACTTCGACCCACTGGAAAATGCCGAGTGGTGCGTGTCTGCTGATGGCAAGTCCGTGACGCACGCGAACGACTACTACAGCGGCAGCTATGCCGACTTCCTGCAAAATGCAGCCGCAGAGCTGGAAGCCTGCAACGACCCGGCTATCCGCGCCAAGCTGGTGATGCAGCACGACGCCGCGAAAGAGCGCTTGAACATGGTCGATGTGTCGTCCATGACGTTCAACCTGTTCACGCCGCACATTACGATGCTGCAAAAGCTCGAATTCCTGCGCGCCTACGTCAGCCCCGACATTTTCATGACGACCGACGCCAACGGGCGCGACGTGTTCGACATCAAGCAGCCGTCGCTGGGCAAGTTCGCATCCGAGGAAGAAGCCGCAAAGCATAAGTCCATGCAGCGGTTCGTCAAGGGCTATCTGAAGAACCAGAACATCACGACGCAGAGCAAGGCGACCGACGTGGAGGACGACCCGGCGAAAGAGGCAGCGCTGGTGATGCGAATCAAGGAAATCGCGGACAAGGCGAAGGCCCAATTCGATGCGTGGGCGCGCGCCAACGACGAGATTCAGGCCGGGCTGCACACTCGCCTGAATTCGCCTGACGCGCTGCGCTTCATTCAGGAGCCGGACGGCACGCCGCTGGACATTCCAAACCTGAATGTGGCCGACTTCAAACCGCACCCATACCAGTATGGCGCGGTGCGCCGTTTCTCCCGCAACTTCGGCGGCGTGCTGGGCTTCGACGTGGGCCTTGGCAAGACCCTGACCGCGCTCGCGGCTACCCAGTATTGCCAGAGCATCGGCGTCAAGCGAAAGACCGGCTTCGTCGTCCCGAATGCGACCCTGACCAACTGGAAAAAAGAAGCGGGTAAGGCGTATCTGGACACGTCCGATTGCCTGTTCGTGGGTCTGGTGGTCAAGAATGGCAAGAGCAAGATTGACGCGGCACAGGTCAAGGCTGATCTGAATGCGATCCGCGAGAACCGCCACGCGAAAATCTTTATGACGCTGGAAGCGTTCAAGATGATCCCGGTGCGCGACGAAACGATGGCCGCCTACGTCACCTACCTGACCGAGAACGACGACGCTTACCTGCTGGCCGAGGAAGACGCCAACAAGAAAAAGGCCAACATCGCCGCCGATGCCAAGTCGAAGAACGTCAAGGCGACCGGCGAGAAGTCCGGCGCTATCCCGTTCTTCGAGGATATGGGCATCGACAGCTTGGTGCTGGACGAGGCGCACAATTACAAGAACAGCAAAATGACCAGCTCCCAGTTCAAGGGCGCGAAGTATTTGGCTGACCCGAGCAAGTCGCAGCGCGGCATGGATATGCAGGCTAAGGCGTGGTACGTGCGCGGCCTGACTGCGCGCAATGACGGCGTGCTCTCCCTGACCGCTACCCCAGTCACCAATTCGCCGCTGGAAGTCTACGCCATGCTGACGCTGGCACTGGGCGAGCGCGAAGTGAATGCTATGTACGGCGTGAGCGGTGCAGACTCGTTCATGGCGGGCGCGTGCGATATCGAAGAACGCGACGAGGAAAACATCGTCGGCATCGTTCGCCCGATCCGCGTTTTCAGCGGGTTGCAGAATGCCGGGCTGCTGCGCCGCCTGCTGCAAACCTCCGCAGTCATCAAGACCGCCGAGGACGTAAAGGCCGATGGCCTGAATATCTCTGTGCCCGACGCTGACGAGGTTGATACTTCGGTCGATATCGGCCAAGAGTCCTTCAACAAGATCATCGCCTACAAGGAAGAATACATACTGGCGGTAGCGGCGGTGATGGCCGGTGGCGCATCCGAGGAAGACAAGTTGGCCGGTAGCCCGTTCAACCTGATCCGCAAAATGACGAAAGTCATCAACGATCCCGAGCTGGACAGTGGCGTGTTTGTGTTCAAGCACGACAAGGCGCAGGCCGACGCCGCAGCCAAGGCAATCGCCTCGTTCAACGCCAAGAACATTGTTGAGGAACGCGACTACAGCGACGACAACGCCGACCCGGCAGACATCAAGACGCGCATCATCAAGGACGTTGAAACCGGCCAGTCCGTGACCAAGTTCCTTATCACGGTGCGCGCGCGGGCGGCCTCCAGCGGCAAGGCAATCGAGCTGCTGTCTACCGACTACGAAACGCAGGAGGCGCTGCTGAAGCTGCTGGCCGCGAACGGCATTGAGCCGGGCGTCAACATCAGCCCGAAGCTGGCCGCCGTCATCGAGAACTTCCGCGCCGAAGCTGCTACGCCCCGCTGGATGGGACAGGCCAAGCAAATCATTTTCTGCGACGAATTGAGCCTGCACCACAAGATCAAGCTGGCGCTGACGCAGGCCGTGGGCGTGGCGTCGGGCAAAATCAAGATCGTCAACGCCGTGTCGGTCGATACTGCCGGTATGCAGGACGTGCAGGACGGATTCAACGCCGATGGCGAGGAAAACAAGTACACCGTCGTCATCGCCAACAAAAAGGCGGAAGTCGGCATCAACCTGCAAAAAGGCACGCAGGCGATTCACCACATGACTATCGGCTGGACGCCTGACTCGATTCACCAGCGCAACGGGCGCGGCGTCCGTCAGGGCAACCCGGTCAGCAAGGTCAACGTCTACCACTATGACGGCGAGGGCACCTTCGACGGCTACAAGCGCAAGCTGGTGGGCATCAAGGCCGATTGGATTGGCTCGCTGATGTCGGGCGATTCTTCTTCGATCAAGATCGAGGGCGATATGTCCAAGGAAGATTACGAAATGCTGGCGAACGCCGTGGGCGACGCTACCGCGATGACTCGTATCAGCGAGGAAATCGAGCTGCGCAATCAGCGCCAGAAGCGGGCCGCCATGAAGGTGTCCCAGCTCCAAAGCCTGCGCATCATCGAGGCGCAAACGCAATGGCTGGCGAAGTTCGGCGTGGTAGCAGGCCGAGAATCGCAGGGCTTTAATGCCTGGATCAAGAGCAAGCTGGCCGCAGCCGCTACTACCCGCAATACCATCAGCGGCTTGCGTGTCCGTCTGGATGAAACGGAAGGCCCGATTCTGGCCGCTCGCCTGCGCAAGCAGATTGCCGAGCTGGAAGCCAAGCGCGTTGAGCAGTTGGCGATGCTGGGCGGCCTCCCCGTCGATTCGTCCGGCACCCCGATTGCGCCGACGAACGACTGGAGCGGCATCAGCGATGAAATGAAGCAGACCGCCGCCTATGCGAACTGGCAGAAGGCCGTCAACATCGCAGGGCGCATGTCTGACGAGGCCGCCGTGAGTTTCAACGCTCGCGCAAGCGATGGCTATTCTACCGATGCACTGGAAGCGTTCAAGACCGGCGACGCGGCAATCATTGCCGGTGCGCTGGCGATGGTTGGCGACTTCGTAGAGCATGAGGGCTCGCTGATGGTAGTGCGCCAGCCTGTCTACCAACGTAGCGGCACGGAGCTGGAAGGCTACGACCCGGTAGGCAAGGCAAGTACCACGCTGCTGCGCTTGACTGGCGCGAAGTTCGTCACGAAAGGCTCCCCGGCGTGGGCGGCGTCTGTGCAGCGCGCGGTGGCGCTCGATGTCGCAGCCATTGAATCGACCACTTCGGGATTCTCTGCCGGTAGCGTCTACCTGTATTCCACGTTCATTGCTGACGTGCGCGAATCCCTGCCGGTGGCGATCCCATCGCAGTCGATGTCTGCCGATAGCTTCACGTTCCGCGCGCCTGTGTTCCCGTTCCCTATCCGCGAGGACAAGAAAGGCGGCGCGATGACGGAGCAGATCAAGGCCGAGCAAGCGCCGCTGATTAAGTCGTTTGACCGCTACGGCTACATTTCGCTGCACGACCTCCGCAGCGTTGGTGAGGCTGTGCGCGGCACGAGTGAGGCGAAGGTGATGGCTTTGCGCGTGTACGCTATCGCCCACAAAATGCGCGCAACGCCTGATGATCTGATGGAAATCGTTGGCACTGACGTGAGTGGGACGCTTGAATCGCTTGGGACATTGAACGACTTTTTCAAGGCGCTGCCGAGCGGCGTTGCTGGCGTGAAGTCGCCCGATGAATTGGACGCATGGGCGCTGGCGTGGATGAACGCCAATCAGGAATTGGTGCAGGTAGACGACTTGCAAGCCGCGCTGGGCTACAAGTTCAAGGGCTACCTTGCTACCGCCAACAAGATTGACGACGGCAAAGAGCGCTGGTTTAAGGTCGGCGTGGAGCAGAAATACTACTTCCACAAGCAGGCGACGGAAGCGCTGCGCGATGCTGTCTCCAATGGCCTGCTTACCGATGCCCTTATTGATGAATCGTCGTCATACACGGTGCCAACTTGGTTTGTTTCGCATAACCGTGATGCCTTTGCCGGTGTCCTGTTCACCGAAAACGGCGAGTACCGCGAGCTGAAAGTCGGCGTCGAGGAATTGCGCGCCCACATGGGCCTCAATGCCAAAGCGCGCCTTTATGTCGAGAACATGGGCGATGCAATGTCTCTGGTGAGCTACTTTGTCGAGAGCGCATGGGCTAATCTGAAGGCTCTGGCGAAGAAGTGCAAGGCCGTGGCTGCGCTCGATGCCGCTGGCGTGGACGTGGATGGAATGCTGAAGGCTCTGAATGGCATTCCCGGTATATTATCTGCCACGCTGGGCATCAAAGACGAAATGAAGCCAGTGGATCGTTATTCGGCCAGCTATCTGTACAGGGCAAACGAATACGTCCTGCTGAAAACGGTGCGCGGTTCGGAAACGCATGAGAAAATCGCTTCGGCGGGCGCTGCTGGCCTGCAAGGGCGCACGTTCGATAATACTGCAAAAGCGTTCCGCGTGAACCTGAAGGACAGCGAGGTATTCAGCGACGGCAAGCCGGTAGCATCGGTCGCAACACTGTTCGCGCACTTGGGCTTGAACATCAAGGACTTCACCCTGTAACCAGACCGCCGCCCCTTCGCCGGGGCGGCACTGAAGGAATAAAAATATGAGCGATACCGATTACAAGATTGACCCCGAATTCCTGCGCGGCAAACTGGCCGGGCTGCAAAAGCAAGTTGGCGCGGGCAAGCCGCTGCTGCCGATTTTCGTTGAGCAGACCCGCAAGGTGCTGGCGAAAGACCAGAATAACTACCTGCGGTATGGCCCCTACTGGTGGGCTATCAAGCGCATCCTGCGCGCGGGCGGCGTGGCCGTGGGAACCTACGACGAGCCGATGTGGGCTACCGAGTACGAAATGAAGGGCGATGACGGCAGCGTGAGCGCTGAAATCACTTTGCTGGCCGCGTGGGAGTTCGCAGAGGACAACATGGGCCAGTTCGGCGTGCTGACGAATGAATACGAGCTGGACGGTCGCACGTTCGTTCTGTTCGACCCGGATCAGACCGGGCGCGGCAAGTAAAAGCAGGTTTAAGCCCGGTTCTCCGGGCTTTTTTATTGCCTGCTGCAAAAAACCGCTTGACGGCATAAACGTGAGCGCATACAGTATCGGTTATGTGCTGCGCACCGCGCGGCAGGCAACCGGAGAATAGTATGAACGCAACCATCACCAGCAAGACCATCAATGCTTCTTTCGCTAGAGCTGGAACCCGCGTCGAAGTGATCCGCAAGTGCGCCGATGACGAGTGCATCCTCCCCAACGCTTACATCGTCCGGTTTGCGAACGACATACGGATGCGCCTTCATGCGCTCGATCTGGCGATTGACGCCTAAACAACCAGTGCCCGCCCCGAGCGGGCTTTGTCAGTAGAAGGCGGCGCACTGAGCGCGGCGATAATTGGAGAGAAGCATGGCATTCAAGATCACAAAAACCGACGACAAACGAATCCGCGAGGCGCTGGAAAAGCTGGCCGCCGCCCGCTCGAAGCTCGAAGATGAAGTGTTCGTATTCAACGACGCGCAGGCCAAGGCGCGCGATGCCCTGCAAGTCCACATCGACGCCCACGACGAGGCGGCGCAGGAAGTGCGCGGGCTGATCGAGGATATTCACCGCGAGGCCGACGAGGAATTCGACGGCAAATCGGAGAAGTGGCAGGAGAGCGACAAGGGCGAGGCGGCCCGCGAATGGATCGACTCCGTTGAAGCACTTGTGGGCGAGATTGAGGACGCCGACGCTAACCAGCTCCCCGGCGGTATAGAGGCGGATAGCCTGCTGCCGAGCGACCCGGTTGATGAGTACGACGCGCTAGACAAGGAACCGCAGTAACCCGCCCAGTAGGCCCGCTTCGGCGGGCTTTTTCATTCGTGGAAAACTCGCGCCAGCCGGGCGCAATGCACGCGCAACAATGATGGTTGACACATTACCGTGAGCAGCCATGCTACAAGAACAATCCTCCAAAGCGCGCGGCTTTTTAGCCAAGGTGTTCGGCTCGAAGAACGTAGCCGCGAATACCATAACCGATGTCGAGCAGCAGGACGCCTTGACGGATGGCCTGTCTATTTCTACCCTGCTTGGCAGTACCAAGCGCAACGCCAGAAACCGCCAACAAATCTACATGAAGTGGCTCGATATGATCGGTGATCCGATTGTATCGACCGCATTGCGCCTGCACGTCACGGCGGCGCTGGGCGGGCACGAAACATCGGGCGATGTCGTTTTCATCGAGAGCGCGCCGGAATTCAAGGATGACAAGGCATCGCAGAAGATTGTCGATGAACTGCGCGCAGACCTCACCGGCATATTCAACCGCATTGCGTACACCGTCGCGTTCAACGGCGCGGGCTACGGCGACGCCTACGGGCGCGTGTACACGGACGGCAAGAACGGCGTTGTTGATGTCTACGTGGACGAGATTGTCCATCCGTCGATGGTGACAGCCTACGAGCGCGGAAACACGACTGTGGGCTTTGTGGTCGCATCCGGGCAGAGGTTCACCGAGCGGCTGGACTTGCAACAGATGGCGCGCATGAAGATGCCGCGCATGGTCTACATTCCGCAGGTTCGCGCCTTGGAAAAGGCGATCCGCATCGCGCTCAAAGAAGATGATATCAACGCGCTCCCGATCCTCCCAGCCCTGTTCGGCGGATCGTTCCTAGACAGCGCAGAAGGCCCGTATGACGCGCTTTCGGCTGCGTTGGCTGGCTTGGTCGGCCAACGTGTTCTGGATTCGATTGACGAGTCTATGCTGACCGTCAATATGGACTCGATGACGAAGGAGCAGCGCAAGTCCTACATGGTCAATCTGAAGGCCATTTTGACCGCCTCGAAGAAGCGCGCCGAGGACGCAATCAGCAGCGGCAAGCCGGTTCTGTCGCGCGTCTATAACATCATGCCCACGTATGGCGAAAAGCAGTTGACGGCGCTTAACGGTAGCCTGACTGGCGGCGGCGGGCGCGGCCAAAGCGGCAGCATCAGTATTGAGGACGTTCTGTTCCATGCAAAGCTGCTGTCCGGCGCAATCGGTATCGACCTCTCGATGCTGGGCTTTGCCGAGCTGCTGTCTGGTGGTCTTGGCGACGGCGGGTTCTTCCGCACGTCTGCGCAGGCCGCCGAGCGCTCGCGCCTGCTTCGCGTGGGGATGACGGAGTTTTTCAACCACATCATCAACATTCACACCTTCAACAAATACGGCATGGTCTACAAGCCGAACGAGCGCCCGTGGATGGTCAACTTCTACGGCTCCATTTCCGCCCTTGAATCCGAACGGCAGCACACGAAAACCGAATCCATGAATACCGGCGCGATACTGGCGCAAACGCTGGCCCAGTTGCGCGACTTGCGACTTGATGACAAGTCGCTTACCGAAATTCTGACCAAGGTGATGCTGATGGATGAGAAGCAGGCCGAACTGATCGTCAAGGGCATGGCAAAGCCGCCGCCTGAAGATGGAGGCATGGGCGATATGGGCGGCGGCGGGCCGGGCGGCTTCGGCGGCAAGCCTGATGGCGCAGACTTTGGCGCGGGGCAGGAATGAGCCTTTTCGACACCATAGCCAGTAAGGTTAAATCCAGTGTGGAAAGCAAGCTCCCCTCCATTGGTGTTGTAGGTGCGGCGCTTGGCGGGGCCGCTATCGGCAAGTTTGTTCCGAAGAAGTTTCAGGGGGCCGCCGCCCGCGCGCTGCGCGGCGACATCAGCGGCGCTATTTCCTCTGGCATTACCGGCTTCATTGCTGGCGCGGCTGCGAAAAAACTGGGAAAGAACAAGCTGCTGGGCGGCATCACAATAGGCGAGGCTCGCCGGATAGCGAGTGAAATTCAGTCGGTCAGCTATGCCAAGAAAAACCTGTGGTATCTGGAGCTTGGCGATGGTGCGGCGGTGGATGGTTTTGAGGACATCGCACACACGTTCAACCTCTTTGCGACTGATGTCTCCTTTACCCCTTGGACTATCCAAAGCGAGGCCAAAGACATAGGCATGGGCGTGATGGACATTGTGACCGGATCGGAGCGCACTGAGCTTCGCATCACCACATACGACGATACGGTGGGCACGATAAAAAGCTGGTTTGACGCAAAGTGCGCCTCTGTCTCGCGCCCTGATGGGACGATTGGCCTGCCGGTGGAATATCTGGTGAAAATCACCATAATCCAGTCGGCTACTGACGCAATCGGCGGCGCACTTTTCGGCAGCTACAAGCAAACATTCGTTATGCGCCCAACCTCGATTGAGGTTGAGCTGTCGCGCAGCGAGGACGCCTTGCAGCAGCTCCAAATGACTTTTTCGCAGTTCGACACATTCATGTATCAAGGACAGTAAATGTTTAATTCTGACCGCGATGGCTTTCTGATCCCCGACGCGCCACTTCGCACCGACGAGCTGGCGCAGGGCATCATGGGCGTAAGGCGTAATACCGACACGATCATTGGTTTATTGAAGGGGCGGGCAAAGGCTGCAACCCTTCAGCGCGCCCGCGTTGTAGTGCAGGGCAGCGCCAGAGGCGCTACAGGCTCGCCATTATCCGCAGGCGAGCATCCGGGCGCACAGGCCCGCCGTGGGCCTTCAGGCGGCGCTATGGGCTCGTCTGCCGATGCTGGCGCGCGCGTGGCGGGCGCGGCCCGCCGTGGACCGTCTGGAGGCGCTACGGACGCATTGCCAGAGCGTGACAGCCGTGGCCGATTCGTCGCAAAGCCAATCGGTGACGTGGCAAAGGCTGTTCGCCAGCTTACGCGGCAGCAGTCCCAGGATATGGCTGAAAATTCGCGCCGCGAGGCCGCGCGCGAAAACCGCGAGGGCGGCAGCGCGGCAGGCGGCGAGCAGCAGCGCGACGCGCGCGGGCGGTTTGGCGCGGGCGGCGGCGGCCCCAATGACGACAAGGAAGGCGGCGATAGCAAGAGCCTCACCCTTGCCATCCTGAAGGCTGCGGCTCAGGGCGGCGCTGCGGCGCTGGGATCGACTGAAAAAGTAGACCCGGCAATTGAATCGGCGCAGGAAATTCATGGCATGGTAAGCGGCGCGGTATCAGCGCTCAAAACTACCGGCAAACTTGGCATCGCGGTGGCCGGGCGCGCGTTCGGCAGCGCGAAAGAAAAGGATGTGCCGTGGTATCGCAAGCTGTTGCAGCAATTGAAGTTGATGCGCAGGGATGACGGCGAATTTCACCGTGCCGAGCTGCGCGCGCTGAATAACCGCGCTGGTGGCGGTGGCGGTGGCGGTGGCGGCGGTAGCGCGCTGCCTGACTGGGTGCCCAAGCTTCCGGGCGCTGTGCCTAAGCTGCTAGGGGCCGGTGCAAAGCTGCTTGGTAAGCTCGCGTTGCCAGCAGCCGCTATCGGGTCGGCTATCAAGTCATTTGGCACCAACACGAGCGATTATGCTGATCGCCTTGGGACAAAGGATGATGGCGGCATTGCAAAAAGCCTTGGCATACGCGCTGCCGGTGTGTTGGGCGACTTGGGGAGCACGCTCACACTCGGGCTGGCCGACAAACTTGGAAAATCAGAAACGCTGGGGAAAGTAATCGAGAAATCGGTTTCTGGCCTGTCGGCGGCAAAGGACTGGGCGCTAGGTAAAACGTCGCAGCTATTCGAGTCTGGACGCAAGGGCGCGGGCACCATATCTACGGGCAAGGGCGACAACGGCGGCGTGTCTTACGGCACCTACCAGATGTCCACCACGAAGGGCGTTGCCGGGGATTTCGTAAAGGGCTCCAAGTACGCCAAGGACTTCGAGGGACTGAAGCCGGGCACTCCCGAGTTTAGCGCGAAGTGGAAGGAGGTTGCGGCGGCAGACCCATCATTCGGCCAAGCGCAGCACGACTATATCCAAAAGACCAAGTACGAGCCGCAGCAGCAAAAGCTGAAGGATTCAGGCATTGACCTGTCCAAGCGCGGCGCGGCGGTGCAGGATGCAATATGGTCAACCTCCGTGCAGTTCGGCGGCAATACGTCACTGATACAGGGCGCGCTGAAGGGCAGGGATGCCGCGAAAATGTCGGACGCGGAAATCGTGACTGCGATTCAGGACTACAAGCTGAAAAACAACGACGCGCTGTTCAAAAGCTCGTCGCCCGACGTGCGCGCATCGACAGCCAAGCGGGCGCAGAACGAGAAAGTTGACTTGCTTAAGCTGGCAGAAGGCGCATCGCCAGTAGCTCCGCCGACTGGGCTGGGCATCACAAGTTCGCCCGCTCCCAGCATCCCCCTGCCCACCGCAGGAGCAACCGTACCGGCGTCACTGGCCGCCCCGGCCTCTATCCGCCCGCCGCCTGTCAGCGTAGCCCCTGCCCCGCCGCCTGCCGCGTCGCCGGAACTCCACGTTCCGTTGACCAGTAAAGGGCCGCTAGAAGTCACGGTGCGTAACGACCAGCTCGCCAATCAAGACGTAAAGGATCGCCGCCTTGCGCAAATTGCTACTGGTGGCGTATCAGGGGCGTAGCCGCGAAGAAATGAAAATGTGGTATGGTGCAACCTTTCATTTCCCCATGATAGCCCCATGAAATTTGTTACGACGCTGATCCTTGTGGCCGCCTCTGGCATGTGCGGCGCTGCCGAGCCAAGCTATACTAAGCAGTTCAGCGCGTGCATGAGCGCTTCGGACGGGGTCACCGATGCGATGCTTGACTGTATAGCGACGGAAACCCGAAATCAGGATGCCATGCTCAACGCGACCTACAAGGTTGCGCTGAAGGCGACGCGGAAGCCGCGCCAGCCAAGGCTGCAAGAGGCGCAGCGCAACTGGCTAAAGTTCCGTGACTCGAATTGCGGCTTCTACGCTGACCCCGAGCATGGCACGAGCGCTGATGTAGCTGCCGCCGACTGCGCGTTGTCGATGACGGCAGCGCGCGAACAAGAATTGCGCATGTTCACCGAGTCAGAATAGCCCCCTTCATCCCTCAAAAAAAGCCCGCTGCCGCAGCGGGCTTTTTTTCGTCCATCGCTTAGGAAAACCCGCCCGAGTACCTTGTCACCGCTGCGTCAAAGTGGAGTCATTAACACTCCACTTCTAGGTGACACATGACCATTTCGACTGGCGCATATCTGGCGCAATCCTACGGGCAGGTAAAGGCACTGGGCGACAAATCCATTTCGTCCGATGCAATGTTCGTTATCGACGGCTTCGAGCATTTGCGCCTGCTGGCAAAGCAATTCCCTTGGCCGATTCTCTCGACCGCTGGTGAAATCGAGACTGTCACGCCAATGGGCGGTGCCGCGTGGCAGTCGCAGCAGCTCAAGACGAACATGCAAGGGCAGGTCACGTTCTACGAAACCGTGCGTGGCGACATCGAGCAATTCATCGAAATGATCGCGTCCGCAGGCGGCAAGTTCAACGGCAGCATCTACGAGGGCACGATGGAGCGTCACAGCCGTGGCGTCCGCATCGTTGATGCGTTCTTCCAGTTCGATAGCCCGGATCGCGACTGGGAAAACCGCGCGCAGGCCACTACCGTTTCCGGCACCCTGTTCTACCACTACTTCGGTGAAAAAATCCCCGGCAACATTTAAGGGTAAATAGCCGTGACACTGGGAGAACTGGCCTTATCGGTCAACTGGGCATTCGGCCTCGTCATAGACGACGCCGACATCAAGAAACAGGCGTGCAACGCTGCGCGCCTGTATCTGACGTGGGGCGACATCGCCAGCCTCGCCACTAGCGATCCGTCTGTGGCGCTTGATGACGTTGACGAGAACTGCGACATCACGCCGGGCGAATGGGGCGTTATCAAGGCGCTGCATGTGCTCTACGTGGAGCGCGAGAACGCGCGCGCGCTGGAGGCGTCGCGCGGTAACGGCGTGGACGTGTACGGGCGCACAGTGTCGGAGATTGACCAAGCTATCACGCAATACGAGTCGCAGGACTTGCCGCGCGCCGCGTTCTCGCAACTGCCGGAATCAATCTAAATGATTTCGATTGAGGGCGTGCGCGCCGAGTTCCTGCTGTCTGGATGCCTCCGGTACGATCTAGCGCCTATCCCGCTCACGCTGGAGGCGCAGATTCGCATTACCCCGGCAACCGCGCCCCTGATGCAAGACGGCGGGCTGATCCGGGTAAATGAAATCCCCTTCCGCATCATCAAGTGCGAGCCGCTGCGCAATGTCGGCGGCGGCCCGCAGGGCGATTCTCCGCTGTCTGCCGTTACCATCACGGCATTCCCTGACGCGGTAGTTGGAGTGGCCCGTAGGCGTCGCTCTGCCGTTATCGCGCAGGGCGAATCATTCGCGTCAATTTACAGGTCGTGCGGCGCTACCGTGGGCATTGATGGCGACTTCCCGGTAAGCCGCTTCGCATGTTTCAAAGGGAGCGTACCGACGTTCAACTTAGCCCAAATTCTGCAAGAGGAATCGGCGGTAATGATGTGGGCATCTGGCCGTGTGAAGATCATGCGGCTACGTGATGTCATGGCACAAGCGCCAGTAATAGGGCTGTCCGTAACCGCGTCAGAGGACGTTGCAAGTAGCTTTCTCGAAAACGACGAAATCCCCACTTACATATCGACCGGCCCCGATGGGAAATTCATCTTGGGGGCGCGGCGCTTTGAGTCGCAGGCAGTCAAGTATTCGCCGCACAAGGGCGAGCGGGAGCTTGGCTATATGGGGCGCGTGCTGGTGCGTCGGCGGGTTCTTACCAGCCTCCCAAATCTAAGCCTTCAGGCCGGTGCTGTTGTTGAATCGCGCAATGGGCCAATGGTCGTTATGACGGCAGCGCACTACATGCAAAACAACACGGACGGAGCTGGGGCGTCCCAGTATTCGCGCTTTTGGCTTGGGAGCATTTCATGATTGGCTTGATGCCTGCTGAAGTAGATTCAATCGACCGCGAAAAGCGCATCGCGCGCGTTCGCATTCCGGGGCTGACCGATGGCGCAACGAGCCTGCCGGAAGCGCAGTTCTGCAACCCAGTGGGCGACAAAAGCGAACACACGGAAATTCGCATCAAGCCCGGCGACCGTGTTTGGCTGGCCTTTGAGGGCGGCGATCCGCGCTACCCAGTCATCGTCGGCTACCGCCCGCGCAATCAGGAAAACGGCATCGACTGGCGGCGCTTCGAGCACGCAAACTTTCAATTCGACGCCGACCAGAATTTCATCATCAACGCTGGCGCGAATGTAACCGTGAATGCGGTCAACGTGGCCGTGAATGCGTCATCGAAGGCGACGGTTACTTCGCCGTCAATTCTGGTCGATTCGGCTGATACCAAGTTCACCGGGCCAGTGACCATACAGGGCTTGCTTACCTACGCGGCGGGCATGAGTGGGACGGGCGGCGCTGACATCGCGGGGAGCATGAAGAACAACGGCAAGAACATCGGCAGCACTCACGTTCACAGCGGCGTGGGACGCGGACAAAGCAATACGGACGCACCAACTTAAAGGGAAAGCAGGGAAAGCATGGCAGATAAAAAAACACTGATTTTCGACTTCTTCGAGCTGTCGGAAAAAGACGCCTCGATTAAGAAAGCGAAGCGCTACTTCGAGCAGGCCGGGGCGAGCGTGACGAGCGTCGATGTGGACTCGAAGGTACGCCGCGCCGCTGGCGTGTCCTACCGCGAAGTGCAGTTCGGCTTTGCCGATAGCCAGTCGGTCAGCTTCGGCGTGAAAAACACTGGCGACGTGTATCAGGTCAAGGTCAACGGCAAGCTGACCCCACTGAAAGCGCAGGACGACCACCTGAAGGCAATCGGTGAAATCGTGGCCGCGATGACCAAGGGCAGGGCCAAATTCCAAGCGGCGCTGGCAAAGGCCAAGGTTGCATTGCCCGCCTCGATCCGCACCGCCGCCCCAAAGATGGAGCAGGCATTGCGCGAGCAGATTACGGCGGTAGACGAGGCAATCGTCGCGGCAACCGAACGGCTCGCCGCCTTGCAGCCAGCAGCGGCTTAGGAAAACTGGCGGAAATCACGCTGCGCCCCGCCTTGACAATGAAGGCTCTAAGTGTGCGGGGTTCCGCGCATTTGTTTACGTGTTTCGACAATCACATTTTTTATAAGGTAGGACTATGAGCGGAACTGAAAAGAAGTACACCACCAATGATGCCAACGAGCTGCAAAAGTTCGTCAGCACCGTTACCAGCGCTGAAGGCAAAGAAGGCGTGGTATTCGATTCGGCCAGCATGACCGCATCGGCGGTTGATGCAATTGGCAATCAATCCGGCAGCACCCCGCGCGTGCTGTCCGAACTGCTGGGCGTTTCGACCATTGAAGAAAAGGCCATCGTCAAGGCCGTGTTCGATGGCGTCAATGCGTACACCCGCGAACATGGCGTCGCACCGACCGGCGACGTTCTGCTGTCGGCAATTCACCAAGCGCGCGGCATCTTCGACTCGGTGAGCAACGGCCACCACGACCAGATTTCGGTGTTCCCGAATGCCCCTATCGTCGCCATCATGGGCGCGATGGCCGAAGCAACCCCGTTCGCTGGCTACCTGCCCGCCGACAAAGGCTCGAATGAAGCCCGCCTCATCATCGTCAACCACAATGCCGGTAGCGCATGGGGCGATTACAAGGCTGGTGACATCATGGACGGTATCGCCGCTGGCGGTTCCTACCTCGGTTCCTCGCGCACTGCTGAACTGGCCGCGCCGAACGACACCGTAAACTACAAATTCACCTTCAAGAACGGTTCGGACGGCTCCGGCGCGGTGTTGAACATGCTGCGTGGCCGCTCCATCATCTACGTCAACGGCGTGATGGCTGCAACCGAATCGGCAAACGGCCCTAGCGGCGCGGCCACCGTTGCAATCAACGGCTACATCAACTTGGGCGGCACCGATTACACGCTGGCGGGCACCGTCAAGCCAGCCAGCGGCGAAGTTGTCGTTACCCCTACCCCGGCCTTCCCCGGCGGCACCGTAGTTACCACCGAAGTATTCGTGGACTACGAAGCTGACCCAAGCGTGACGCCACGCATGGCCGTGCAGGCATCCAGCTACTCGCTGTTCGCCAACCCGTTCCGTGCCATCTACCAGATCACCCCTGAAGCTCGCTCGCAGTTTGCGAACGAAGTGGGCGTGGACGCTGGCGCCGAAGCGATGCTGGCGGTTCGCGGCCAGTACGCGCAAGAGCGCCACTACAACGCGCTGACCAAGGCCAAGATGATGGGCAAGTACAACAACGCGGCCACCTACGACTTCGCCTATGCTGCGCAAATCCTGCAAAAGACCCGCGCACAAATCTGGCAAGACTTCGCCTCGGTACTGGGCGCTGTCTCGCAAAAGATGGCCGAAGATACCGCCGACCACGGCGTCACCCACCTGTACGTTACCCGCAGCGTCGCCGCGCAGTTCCTGTCGATGCCGCGCGAGCTGTTTGAGCCGAGCGGCATCACCGCACGCCCTGGCGTCTACCGCGTGGGCCGCCTGTTCGGCCTGTACGACGTGTACTACACCCCGAAGGTGCTGAATGAAGCAGGCGGCGGCGCTACTGCCGAAATCCTGTGCGTTGGTCGCTCGACCCAAACCGCGCGCTGCCCGATCATCTTTGGCGATGCGGCGGCCCCAGTATTCGAGCAACTGGGCACCGGCACCGACCTGAAATCCGGCTACGGCTTCAATGCGCGTTCGTTCACTGCGACGAACCCGCACCTGATGTCGGCCAAAGGTGCCGCGCTGATTACCGTCAGCAACCTGAAGTAATCGGCTTTCATAAACCATAAAAGGACGGCAACAATGGCAAAGCAAAAAGCCAGTGTTGCCGGTTCCAATTCGGAACCGGCAGCAGGCAATACGGAAGGCATGGGCGCGTCCCATGAAGTAGTCGCGGCATTCCCGCGCGAGGTCGAAATCATCAACGATACCGCGATCCCGTTCACCATCGCTCGCGCATATATCGAGCCGCGCACCTCCGTGCGCGTCATGGTGGGCGACGACGACGAAATCACCCGCATCAAGACCGACTGCGAACACATCCTGTCGATGAACGAAGTGTATGCAGCGCTGGAAGTGCCAGCGCTGCGCGTTGTTGACACCATCTAAGGGAAAGGGAACTGATGTTCACCCCTCACACTCGCCAACTGGGCGCACAGCCCGGCGTGCAACTGAATCCGCTGCGCGATTCGACGGACGGCTTCGCTGGCGACAATAGCGACCAGATCGCCGCTGTTGTAGGCCGGTTCCGCCGTGGCCGTATCGACCGCGCTTTCCGCGTCAACCGCCAAAACCTGCGCACGAAGCTGGGCGTGCCTGAATCCCTGCGCGTGTCGGCGCTGAATGAAGCCTATGTACAGACCTATGAAGGTGTGAACAACGGCATCTACGAGGCTGTGGTAGCGCGCCTCGTCACCTCTGCCTACACCAATGGCTACGCCGTTTTCAACATCGCCGGAACTGGCACGTCGTCGTTCTCGGTATCGCCTACCGTCCCAGCAGGCCCGTATCTGTTCTACCTGCAAATGCTCGACTGCTTCAATGATGGCTACCAGTTTGAGCTGTTGGCTGCAAAAGTTCTCGCGTCGGACGGCGTTACCTCGGCACCTGCAAAAGTCGTAACTCTGCGCGTGCGTGAGCCCGATGGCACGCTGATGCACGAATTCACTGGCTCGCTCGACTCGCTGGCTGTCGATGAATACGGCAAGGACTACTTTATCGGCACCGTCATCGCAAACCAGACCGACGCTGTGCAGATCACCGTTTTCAACGGCGCAACCGTCCCGATTAACGCTGATTGCTATGGTCGCAATACGGATGGTTCGGACAAGGTTGCGGCAAGTGGCGCAAACCCGCTCGTACTGTTCACCGAAGGCGGCACTGGCTACATCGCTACCGACTACGACAGGGCAATCGCCCTGCTGGAAAACGGTTCGGTTGACTTCGGCTATATCTACAGCGGCGGTTCGCAAGCGGTATCCCTGCTGTCGAAGCTGGCGCAGCTCGCGGTGCGCGCCAACCGCCAGTTTGCGTTCGACGTTCCCGGCAACCTGACGCCGACAGCGGCCATCACGTTCATTGCTCAATTGAACCTCGATACCCATTATGCGCAAGCGTACTGGGCACCGCTGATTACCGATGATCCGGTCAACGGCGGCAAGGCTTATATCGGCACGGCGGCCTATAACGTTGGCCTGCGCTGCGCCCGCAACGCGCAGACCAATGCCTATGGCTTGCCCCCCAAAAACTTCCCGGTCGCGGGCAAGGAATGGCCGCTGAATCGTACCGGCGTCAAGCAAACCGGCGCACCAAACGACTATGAACTGAGCGATTTGGCTACCGCCAAGATCAACCCGGTTCTGTACCAGCGCTACAACGGCGGCGGCGGCAAGTACGTTTTCACCGACGTTCTGACCTGCGCCAAGGTTGCGACCTCGTATCGCAAACTAGTATCCGTGTCGGAAATGAGCGCGACCGTGGATGATATGGTTGCCAAGTTCGGGCGCGAGGTAATGCTGCTGCCGATTGATACCGCAATGAAGCGGCTCGACTCGTTCCTGAAATCGACTTTCGATGCCTGCCGTTCGTCTGACTGGCTGGTTGCATCCGATGATCCGGTGCTGGGCGAAAAGGGCTATACCTTCACGGTGGCCCGCAATAAGGTTCGCCCGGCTGACCGCATCGACGTTACCTACGGCACGCACTACGATGGCGTTGCTCGCGCAATCTACATCACGCAAACCCTGTCCAAATAAGAAGGAGATACCAAATGTTTAACAATCACCCCCTGCGCGAAGCCATGATCACGGCTGTCACCAAGCCAGCGGTAGCCGAAAAAAAAGGCGGCTCGCCTATTTTCGACAGCGCCAACGATGGCGAAATGGCGATGTCGGGCGCGGCCTCCTATGCCGCTGCCGATATGCGCCTGAAAGCTGCGGCAGTCGTGCAGCAATGGGCCGAAACTACCGCTGACGATATGGGCGGCGGCGAAACGCTGTCGGATCGCCTGATCGCAATGGTTGTAGGCGTCGTTGATGCTGACAAGGATGGCGAAATCTCGGACGTGGAGCAGGAAGTGTGCGACATGCTGCTGAACGAGATTTACGACTACCTCGAAACCAAGGGCGTGTCGGAAAGCGACTGCGATGCGCTGCTGAACGACGGCGACGCCGAAGCTGGCGAGCGCGTGCATGATCTGATCGTGGCCGCCCTGCCCGATGGCGACGAAGCCGCCGCTGCCGAAATGGACGCCTTCGCGTTCGACAAGGAATCGGACAGCGCCGTATTCGATGCTGCCGTTCTCGATGCCGTCTACAAGAAGAAGGTCGTCATTCGCGCGGGCCATAAGGTTCGCATCAACAAGCGCGTTTCCGGCCATGTGCGCCTGTCGGCAAAGCAAAAAATCTCGATCCGCAAAATGCTGCGCAAGTCGCACTCCGCAACTGCCACCATGCACCGCATGAAATCGACGCGCATTCGCCGTCAGGCTGGTCTGTAACAAGCTATAGCGCCATAAAAAGGGCCGGGTAAAACCGGCCCTTTTTTCTTTGGAAAACTCGCCCGGATGCTCCCTACTTTGGCACGCATACTCCGCGCATGGCTACCGAAAACGAAATAACCTTCCTGTCGTCCCACTGGAAGGGATTATCAAAGCATCTGATTGCAGTCTTCTATCCGCTGAAAAGACTGCCGGATGGCTCTGGCTGGGAGCAAAGTTCGGGAACCCGCGAACTCAACGCCAAGGACAAGTACATAGTCGATGATGGGTTCGAGGTGCGCGCGCCAATATCGGACGGCAATCAGGAAATGACCCTGAACTGGAATAGCCCATTTGAAGGCACTGGCGCAGAAGCGAAGGCACCAGCCCTGACTGCGATGCTCCAGTCCGGCACTTTGAATGGGACGCTGACGGCGGCAGCGCAATGGATTGGACGCCAATTTGGGGCTGGCGACGTAGATGCCGCCGCAGCTACCGGCTTGCTGGGTCGTGCCACTGGCCGGACTGGTATCACAAAGTTAAATTCCACGCAGATTTTCTCTGGTATGCCGCCAATAAAGCTGACGATGACGCTTCATTTCCGGGCGTTGGAAGACCCGGTAAAAGAAGTGCGCAAGCCGATCATGCAGCTCAAGCAATGGGCCTTGCCGCAGCTCTTGTCTGCCGATGGGCTGATTTCCGGGGTAATCAAGGGCAATGAGGATGGCTATATCGAAAAGATATTCCCATCTATCTCGCCGCAAATCATTGGTATGCGCTATGGCGATATGACCTATGAGCCAATGGTTATAGAAAGCATATCCGAACCATTCACATTACCGCGCTCGAAAGATGGCGTCATTGTTGCGCAAAGCATCCAAATTACGCTTGCAACACTGACCGCCCTTGATCGCCGCGACCTCGAAAAAATTTACATACGATGATTGCTATCTCCCCTCTCCGCACTCGCCGCCTTGATGTCCTGCTGCGCGAGCTTTCCATTGGCGATGAAATCGCCCTTTGCCATCTGCCGGAAGGCGCGCACGAAAAAGCGATCACCGAATTCCTGGCCCGCGCCGTTGAGTCGGCCAGCGCGCCAAGCGAGCGCCACGTAACGAACCCGCGTGCATGGAGCGTAGGTGAGCGCCTCTTGGGCCTCGCCCACTACTGCGCCCATACGCGGGATGACAAGCCAGATTATGCGGTAACGGAAAGCTCCAAGCTGTCCGACTACCTCGACATCGGCATGGATGCCCCGGCCACGCCATCGAAATTCGAGCTGCACGGCGACCGCTGGGTTCTGGCCCCTCTCACCGGGGCCGCACTGGAGGCGCTGGAGGCGATGCAAGCAGAGAGCCCGGATAGCGGGCGCGAGCACTGGATTGTCGGCGCAATGGCGGCGCAGCTCTTGCGCGAAGGCGAGGAAACGCCCGACCCGGTTGCCTACTTCAGCGACTACATGGATTGGCTGCGCTCGCGCATGGAAACCATGCGCGCCCTCCCCAGCTCGGCATTTGAATTGATGTACGCGCGGTACTACGCCGCAACCCAATCTGACACCCAATTCTTCCGCATCTGGTTTGACGAGCAAGGCGTAATTGTGCTGCCAAAGGAGGCCGGGGCAGCTACGCCACCGGCCCGATTTCTCGTTCTTTCCAGCCTCGGCACGGTTGCGCTTTCTCTTGCAGGAAAAGCATAGCGAAGTGCTCGCCAGTTTGTTTCTAAACTTCGGTATTGATTACGAAAAGGCGCTGCGCATGCGGCGCTCCGATGTGCAGTCAATTTTCGAGAGCAAAGCGTTTTCCGAATGGAAGAAGAACCGCGAAGGCTCTCAAAAAATTGATATGGCAGTAATTGAGCGGCTCGATGTAGTCATTAAGGCTATCGGGAATTTAGGCAAGGCACTGAGACTGACGCGATAAGCGACAGATTGGAGAATAAGAAATGGCAGAACCAGTATCGACCCTCGCGGCAATCCTCGCATCGCTCGCCAAGTGGGTTTTGAGCCTCTTGCCGGGCGCAGCCGGGGCGGCAATATCGTTGAAGTTTTTGGGGGCCGAACTGAGCAAGTCGCAAAAGCTGACTTCATTCGCTGTCGGCTTCGCGTGCGCCATCTACATCGGCCCGGCAATCATCGAGCTATTCCCCAGTGCTAGTGGCCCGCGCGCCCAACCCGCAATTGAGTTCCTTGTTGGCCTGTTTGGTTTGGCGACTGCCCGTGAATTGTTCGCTGAAATCAACGACGCCGACATCATCGGCGCGATCAAACGCCGCTATTTCGGGGGCGAAAAATGATTGCCAGGGCCATCTTATTCGCAATCGTGTGCGCTTGCGTTTGGGGCGTTCTCAATCCGCGCCTTGAAACAAGGACGCTTGGCACACTCGCCCTGTCCCTTATCGCCATGCTGGCCGTGGTATTCCTCCTATGCTAATTCTTGCAGATCAACTCGTAGTCATCATGCCAGCCTCCGGGCCGGTATCGGCTGTATTCACGCCGCCGTTGAACGCGGCGATGCATGAATTCGACATCACGACGCAGCGCCGCGCTGAATTCTTCATGGCGCAAATCGCCGTTGAATCCGGCCAGCTCCGCTCGTTGCAGGAGAATCTGAATTACAGCTCCGAAGGGCTGATGAAAACGTGGCCGGGCCGGTTCCCCACCAAGGCCATTGCCGACGCCTACGCGCACCGCCCGCAGGCCATCGCCAACAAGGTGTATGCCAACCGTGGCGGCAATGGCGACGAGGCCAGCGGCGACGGCTGGCGCTACCGTGGCGCGGGCCTGATCGGGCTGACGTTCCACGACAACCAGAAGAAGTGCGCCGACTACTTCGGCATCGACGTGCGCGACGTGGGCGACTGGCTGCGCACGCCAGAAGGCGCTTGCCGTTCGGCGGCATGGTTCTGGCGCGAGCATGGTTGCAACGTGCTGGCCGATATGGGCGACTTCGACGGCGTTTCCGATGCGATCAACATCGGGCACCAGACCGCCGCAGAAGGCGACGCCATTGGCTACGCTGACCGGCTCGCCTTCCTCGCCGCCGCGCAGGAGGCCAACGTATGAAGCTGATTTTTTCGCTGATGACGCCCGGCGCATGGCTCGCGCTGCTGGCCGCCCTGCTGCTGTCTGTGGGCGCTGGCGGCGCAGTCGGCTATCAGGTTGCCTCCGGGCTGGCCGAAATCCGCGAGCTGAAGGTGCAGGGCGAAATTCAAAGCTGGAAATTGGCCTATGCCGCCGCGCAGGCCCACGAGACTGAAAAAGTAAACCGCTTGACCGAAGCCCGCCTCAAGGACGTGGCCGAAGTTGCAAGCAAACACAAAGAGGAAATGGACGATGCAAAAAACACTATCGACGCTCTGCGCGCTGACGTGCGCAATGGCGCTGTGCGGCTGTCAATCGCAACCCGCCCGCCAGCTCGTCCCAGTGGTAGTGCCGCAAGCGGCAATCCCTCCCCTGCCGATGGAGCTGGGGCGGAAACGCGAAGTGAACTTTCTCCCGAGGCTTCTGAATTTCTTATCGACTTCGCCGGGCGATGCGACGCAAACACCCGCCAACTGAATTCCGTAATCGACGCCTATAACTCCATTCGACAGCCTGTTAGTTCCGGCGCTGCCACGGTTGAAATGTCAACGCTTCAAGTGGAGAGTAGCCGTGATTAAGTCGGCTCAAAACGGTTCCGTAGCGTGCGCCGTATTCGGCGCTCCACTCGAAAACCGTTTTCGTTTGCCCGTCTATTTCAAGGAATCGGCTGGTCGATTTGTTCAGCGCTTGATCTGGCAAGGGAACCCATTTGCAATTTTCCTTGCAGTAGCCCTTGGCGTTGTCGTCACGCTCAATCGAGGCATTCTCGAATGGCCTTGGCAGCATATCAGCCGCGAAATTCTCGAACTTCATCCACCGCTCGCAGACCGAAATGCCTTTCGCTCCGTAGTCTTTATAGGAGCTGTGCTTTTTATTCGTGCATCGCTGGATCATGGTTTTCCAAGCGCTGTACTCCGCGCTGCTGGACTGGCCGTGCTTCGTATGCTGCGCGCGCGTTTTTTGTGGGACTGCACAACCGCAGCTTTTGCTGGCACCTCGAATAAGGCTGGGCGCAGCGATGTCCTTTTGCCGCCCGCAGTCGCACCTGCAAAGCCACCTAGTGTGCTTATTCGGCACGGGGGGGCACATGGAAATAGCGGTCAACATGCCGAACTTTTGGCCCGTAAGATTCTTTGCTTTACCAGTCATTGAAAACAATTCTTGTAAGTGGAAACCTAATGATCTTATCTGAATGCAGCATCGTAGTAAAGAGCCACGACGCCTACGAAGCCCTGAGACTGCGAGAGGTCGAGTAATGGCGAACTACGAAGCAATCACGGCGGCCCGCCTCGCGCGCCGCAAGCTCGGCCCGCTGTATGCGTCCGGCCAGTGCCAAATGTGCGGGTATCGCGTGCCAGTAAAGGCGCTCTGGTGCTCGGGCGAGTGCGCCACCGAGTACGCCGATGAAACAAAGAAACTTGAACTATCGAAAGAGCAGCCTGAATGAGCACTATTGATTGGAAACGCGGCGACAGCTTCCTCGTTGAAGAACTGGGAATGCTGAAGCCTGACCCTGACGGCACCCTCAAGATGATCGTCAACGGCGAGGAAGTGCCCGCCTCCGCGCTTGATATGACCGGCTGGGCCGTCGCGTCGCAGATTCGCCGCAAGGATAGCGACGAGCTGGTGTGCGACTTGGAATTCGCGTGGGTCAATCAGGTTCAAGGCAGCTACCGCCTTCAGGCAAAGGACACGTCGGCATGGCCGCTGGCGATGCTGTCATGGGACGTGCAATTCACGAACCCGGACGGCTTTATCTCGTCGTCCGAAACCATGTTCATTCGCTGCAAAAAAGATCAAACGAGGGCCGCATGACAGTGCTTCAAAACAATTTCCTGATTGATGGCCGGATCGTGTCGAACCTCACCGTTGAAGGCGCGCGCTCGAATCTGACTCTGGTATCCCCACAAATCAATTCGTCGCTGTCTCTCGCGCAAGGCCCGGCAACGAACCTTGCGATTGGCGGAAACCCTGTTCTTCCTTCGCTGGTTGTCGGATCGTCCGATAAGGAGCTGGCTGGTGCGTCCGAAGCTACCGCGCAGGCCCGCATTGCCGCCGCCGCCGCCATCAGCGCGGCATCCAGTGCTGACGCTGCGCAAGATGCTGCCGACAGCACCAAGACCGATTCTGACGCCGCAAAGCTGGCCGCCGCCCAAGCCGTAGATAGCGCTGTGCAAGCCCGCGCCGATGCCGATGCTGTGGCCGCTGAAGCCGCCGCCGTTTCTCAGGCCGCCGCGAGTGTTGCCGACATCGAGCACAGCGTTAGCACGCTGGCCGGGGAGGCTGGCATAAGCGCTGCCGCTGCCAAAGCTGATGCCGTATTGGCTGGGAAAGCGGCGCAGGCGGCGTTCGACGCGCGGGACGCATCGCAGCAGTCAGCCAATGACTCCGCGTACTCGGCCAGCGCTGCCGACGATAGCGAGGCCGCTGCGCTGGCCGCCCAGCAAGCCGCCGCCGCGTCTGCTGCCGCCGCACTGGCTTCGCAGCAGGAGGCGACCGCGCAGGCCGCCGCCGCCGACGACAGCAAGGCCGCCGCGCTGGCCGCCCAGCAGGCCGCGACTGAGCAGGCCGCCGCCGCCGCGCAATCCGCCGCCGCCGCCGACGACAGCGAAGCCTCCGCGCTGGATGCCAAGCAGGCCGCTACGGCGCAGGCTGACGCCGCCGCTCAATCCGCCGCCGCCGCCGCCGCGAGTGCGCAGGACGCGATAGTTTCACAAGTTCAAGCCAACTGGACTGAAGCCGACACTGCAAACAAGGGCTACATCAAGAACAAGCCCGCACTCGCCGCCGTTGCTACGACTGGCGCGAAGGCTGACGTTGGCCTTGGCAGCGTGGACAACACCAGTGACGTGAACAAGCCGGTAAGCACCGCGCAGGCCGCCGCCATCGCGTTGAAGCAGGACGCCTCGGCCAAGGATGCCTCTGACGGCTTCGCGGGCCTGACCTTGTTCAAGTTGAATTTGAAGAATGCGGCTGGCGCGATCACGTCATTCCTGACGAACGCCGCGACAGTCGCGCGCACTTGGACTTTCCCCGACAAAGACGGCACGGTCGCGATGCTGTCCGACATCACCGGCACCAACTCGGGCACCAATACCGGCGACGAAACGCTGGCAACGATCAAGACCAAGCTGGGCATTGCCACGCTGTCCGGCTCGAACACTGGCGACCAAACGCTGGCCTCGCTGGGCATCCCGAACGTGGACAACACCAGCGACGTGAACAAGCCGGTATCGACCGCGCAGCAGGCGGCGCTTGACCTGAAAGCCCCGCTGACTGGCGCTGGTGCTTCTGGCACTTGGCCTATCGGCGTGTCGGGCAATGCGGCCACCGCAACCAAGCTGGCGACGCCGCGCACCATCAACGGCGTGACATTCGACGGAACGGCCAATATCACGCTGGCAAAGGCTGATATCGGCTTGGGCAGCGTCGATAACACCAGCGACGTAAACAAGCCAGTATCGACCGCGCAGGCCGCCGCGCTTGCACTGAAAGCGCCGCTGGACTCGCCCACCTTCACCGGCCCGGTCAACGTGCCGAACGTCGCCGCTGGCAACAACACGGCACTGGCCGCCAACACGGCATTCGTGACGGCGGCGGTCGCGCAGGGCAAAGCCGATATTCTCGGCTCGGCCCCGGCTGCACTTGACACGCTGAACGAGTTTGCCGCCGCGCTGGGCAACGACGCCAATTTCGCCACGACTACCGCGACCTCGCTGGGCAACCGCCTGCGCGTGGACACGGCAACGCAAGGGCTGACCGCAGGCCAGAAAACCAATGCCGCGACGAACCTTGGCCTCGCCGCCGTCGCCACGTCCGGCGCGAAAGCCGATGTCGGCCTCGGCAGCGTGGACAACACCAGCGACGCCAGCAAGCCGGTATCGACGGCGACGCAGACCGCCTTGAACCTGAAAGCGGATAAGGCCAGCCCCACCTTCACTGGCACGGCTACCGCGCCCAACTTCGCGGGCAATCTGACTGGCTACAAGAACGTCGATAACACGAACGAAATGACGCTGGCCAATGGTTTTGCTGGCGGCCAGTTGTACATGAACTACCGGGGCGCATCGAGCGCTATCACGCAGGTATTGGTCGGCAATGGCATACCTGCCAGCGGCGTTCTCGCCAAGATCATCGCCCTCAATATCGACGCATCCGGTAACGTGACCGGCAATGCTGCCACGGCAACCAAGCTGGCAACGGCACGCACGATCAACGGTATCGCCTTTGACGGCACCGCCAATATCACGCTGGCGAAGGCTGACATCAGCTTGGGCAGCGTAGACAATACCAGCGACATGGGCAAGCCGGTATCGACGGCGCAGGCCGCTGCAATCGCGCTGAAGCAGGACGCGGCTGGTAAGGATGCCTCTGACGGCTTCGCGGGCCTGACGCTGTTCAAGTTGAATTTGAAGAATGCGGCTGGCGCGATCACGTCATTCCTGACGAGCGCCGCGACAGTCGCGCGCACTTGGACTTTCCCCGACGAAGACGGCACCGTTGCCATGCTGTCCGATATCACCGGCACCAACTCGGGCACCAACACTGGCGACGAAACGCTGGCAACGATTAAGGCCAAGCTGGGCATTGCCACGCTGTCCGGCTCGAACACTGGCGACCAAACGCTGGCCTCGCTGGGTATCCCGAACGTGGACAACACCAGTGACGTAAACAAGCCAGTTTCGACAGCGCAGACCGCCGCGCTTGCGCTGAAAGCCAATATTGCCAGCCCGGTATTCACTGGCGTGGCCGCTGCGCCCCAGTTCTTCTCGACCACCTCCAACGGCTACCGTATGAAGGACTCGACGGCGACCACCGGCTATGCCTCGTTCTGGCGCAAAGACAGCTCGGCGCTGTATCTGATGCTGACTGACTTGGACAACGCTGATGGCACGTTCAACGCGCTGCGCCCGATGACGGTCACGCTCGCCACCGGCAAAGTAAACTTTGGCAATGGAGCGCTCACGATCAACCACGGCGGCACCGTAACCGCCGTGACGCCAGCGCCCGGCGACAACAGCACGACGCTTGCAACGACTGCTTACGCTGACACATTGGGGGCAACGAAAGCCCCACTGACCGGCGCTGGCACGTCGGGCACTTGGCCTATCGGTGTGACCGGCAATGCTGCCACGGCAACCAAGCTGGCGACGCCGCGCACCATCAACGGCGTGGCTTTCGACGGCACCGCGAACATCAGCCTCGGCCTCGCCGCCGTCGCCACGTCCGGCGCAAAGGCCGACGTGGGCCTCGGCAACGCCGATAACACCAGCGACGTGAACAAGCCAGTTTCGACCGCGCAGGCCGCCGCGCTTGCGCTGAAAGCGCCGCTGGACTCGCCCACTTTCACTGGCCCGGTCAACGTGCCGAACGTCGCCGCTGGCAACAACACGGCACTGGCCGCAAACACGGCATTCGTGACGGCGGCGGTCGCGCAGGGCAAGGCCGACATTCTCGGCTCGGCCCCGGCAGCACTGGACACGCTGAACGAGTTTGCGGCGGCGCTGGGCAACGACGCGAATTTCGCCACGACTACCGCGACCTCGCTGGGCAACCGCCTGCGCGTGGACACGGCAGCTCAGGGCTTGACCGCAGGCCAGAAAACCAACGCGGCGACGAACCTTGGCCTCGCCGCCGTCGCCACGTCCGGCGCGAAAGCTGATGTCGGCCTCGGCAGCGTGGACAACACCAGCGACGCCAGCAAGCCGGTATCGACGGCGCAGGCCGCCGCCATCGCGCTCAAGCAGGACGCGGCTGGTAAGGATGCCTCGGGCGGCTTCGCGGGCCTGACCCTGTTCAAGTTGAATTTGAAGAACGTCGCTGGCACCTTCATTTCGTTTTTCACGAACACGAACACGGCAGCGCGCACCTACACCCTGCCCGACAAAGACGGCACGGTTGCCATGCTGGCCGACATCACCGGCACCAACTCGGGCATCAACACTGGCGACGAAACGCTGGCTACGATCAAGACCAAGCTGGGCATTGCCACGCTGTCCGGCTCGAACACTGGCGATCAAACGCTGGCCTCGCTGGGCATCCCAAACGTCAATAACACCAGCGACGCCGCCAAGCCTGTTTCTACTGCGCAGCAGGCAGCGCTGGACTTGAAGGCGAACATCGCCAACCCAAGCTTCACGGGTATTGTTAATTCGAGCGGGCCAATTGAGTTAGGACAAGTTGGTACTTCTAATTCACCGTTTATTGACTTCCATTCGGGGGCTACTGGCGTTGATTACGACGCCCGCATAATGGCAGGCGGAGGGAACGGGACTAGCGGCAATGGTTCTCTGCAAGTATATTCGGCCTCGCTAGACCTCACGACCGCTGGCAATGTGACGGTGGCGACGAAGGCCCAAGGTAACAACAGCACGAGCGCTGCCAGCACGGCCTACGTGGACGCCCTCGGTGCGACGAAACAAGCCTCACTCGGCTACACGCCGATTCAGCAAGGGGGCGGGGCTACACAAGGCACTAATAAGATTTATATCGGCTGGTCTAGTTCAAACCAGATGGCGTTGCAGGTTGATGGAACAAGCTTTGGCTCAACGTGGCCTATGAGCGTGACAGGTTCGGCAGGATCTACGACGTTTGTTGCCGCGCTGGCAAATTACGTTTGGGATGCCTCGACTTTGCCCGCCTCCTATGCGTTAGGTATTCAGTCGAGTTTTGTACAAGCTGCCCAAGGGTTCCCTAGCTACGGCTCGTTGATGACGATGAAGACGTATAGCGGCGGCGGCGGCAGCTTGCAAATGTACGTGCCTTACTCGCCGACCAATGGCGGCTCCAGCATCAAAGTTCGCTTCGGTAACTTCGATGTGAGCAGCGGCAATTCATGGACTGGCTGGGGGACGATTCCTTGCGTTGAAAACTCGAACTATTGGACTGGCACGCAACAGTTCAAAGGCAACAAGGGCAACGGCTCGTTAAACGGCGCGCAGTTTAATTACCCCCTTATGGCGTATTCGGACGACTTGGGTGCCGCCGCCATGTCCTTCCATCGTAGCGGTGCTTACGCCATCAACATGGGTCTTGACCCGGATAACGTGTTCCGCATTGGCGGCTGGTCTATGGCTCAGAACAGATTCCAGATGGATCCATCTGGCAATCTGACGATGGCAGGTAACATCATTGCCTATTCCGACGAGCGGTTGAAAACCAACTGGCGCAGCCTGCAACCCACGTTCATCGAAGAATGGGCGCAGGTAAAGCATGGCGTGTATGACCGCATCGACAGTGGAGAGACTCAGCTTGGCGTTTCCGCTCAGGGCGCGCAGAAGGTGCTGCCGTTCTCCGTGACGAGACAAAACGACGGCTACCTCGCGTTCAACTACGGCGCAGCGGCAGCGGTGGCGACGATTCAACTCTCGCAAGAGGTGCTGCTGCTGCGCGCCGAGTCGCGCAAGCAATCCGCACTTATTAAAATTCTGATGGATCGCATGCCGCTGGAAATCCCCTGCGTACAGCGCTCGCGAGTCGCAGCTATGATCGACCGGCTGAAGAAAAAGATAGGACTGAAATGAACGCTTACGAAATCACCAATGTAGTGCCGGAAGTTACCGATGGCGTCATGGTCAATTTGGATTTTGACCTCACCGTATCGGACTACATGGGCAATGCCGAAAGCCGCCACCTTCAAGGTAGCGGCGGGGGCGTCCCAGTCCCATCGAGTGACGCGCTGCAAGCCATGTGCTTCAATATCGCAAAGGAACAGGGCACCATTCAGCAGCTCGATACCATGCTGTCCGACAGGCGCACGCCTGTCTATGTCCCGCCGCCGCCGCCGCCACCGCCGTCGCTGGATCAGGTAAAGGCGACGCTCATGGCGCAGATCGACGCCAACATTGCGCGGGTCTACAGCCTATACACGCGCTTCCAAATGGAATACGAGGAGCGTGAGAAAGCCGCGCTGGAGTACAAGGCGTCCGACTACACGTCCGATCCGACGCCGTGGCTGACTGCGTTCGCAGACACTACGGGCATATCCTACCCAGCATGCGCGGAGCTGGTGCTGTCGCAGGCCAATGCGCTGCGGGACGCCATCAAGAGCCTTGGCATCCAACGCATGTACAAATACAAGGTGTATAACGCCGCCACCGCAGAAGACGCGCAAAGTGCATTTGGCACGGTCATGGCTGACGTAGCAGTGATTGCAAGGAGTCTGCCATGAGCCTGCCGTCGTCAGGTCAGATTGATATGAACCAGATCGAGGTGGAGGCTGGTTTCTCAGGCGGGCAAAATATCTGGCTCGACCACGCCGCTATGCGAACCCTCGCTGGCCGCCCCGGCTCAGGGACTTACATTGCGATGTCCGACTTCTACGGCAAAAGCTCGTTCTCAGCGTGGGGCAACAACGCATCGGCTGACATGGATACGTCTGGTAGTGGAGGCTACGTCACATGCTTCCCATCGGTAACACCAGTTGGCGGCACCGGGTCGTACACCTACTCGTGGGCTGTCAATTCCAACGATATGTCAGCAACCGTGAGCAACACGACCTCACAGTCTTGCACGGTGCAAAAGAACGTGGGCAGAAACTCAGGCGGTAGTGGCACTTGCATTCTCCAATGCACCGTGTCCGACACCGGGGGACACACCGTTACGGTATATAACATTTCCGCTGTGCTCAGTTGGAGCAGCAGCATGTAAGGGGTATGGATTGACTGCATTTGCTTGGCTCAAACGCTTTGCCGTTTTACTTTTGTTGTGGGCCGCCCGCGTCGCCGCGTCTGCGCTTTCTTCCGCCCCGATGCTGCGCGCGATTGCTTGGTTCAAACGTTTTGCCGTCTTGCTTTTGTTGTGGCCTGTCTGTGTCGCAGCATCGGCACTTTCTTCCGCCCTGATGCTACGCGCGATCATCTTCAACCATGATCGCGCGTGGCGTCAGGCGATATCCTATGACCAGCTCGCCAATGCCGCAACTGGCGGCAGCGAGGACGAAACCATAAGCTCCAGAGCGAACCGCGCGGAGTCGAACGGGCGGAGGTGGGGCTGTGTGCTGTGCAGGCTGCTTGATAAGGTTGAAAAAGACCACTGCCGAAAATCGGCGGGCACCTGAGCCTATTGCTTTGGCAGCGCCCGAACCCGGATGACGGAAACAACGTCCGACACCGGGTCTATGTTCCAGTGGGATAGAAAGCCGCAGTCCTTCAGCTTTTCGAGTGCTTTTTTCAGCAGGCCACGAAACGAGCGCAGTTCCTTGCACTTCGAGCCGCATAGGCCATACAGCGTTTCAACGCGATATTGGAATGGCTCGCGGTGCGTGAAGTAGAAGCTGTGCAGCCATTTTGCCAGCGGCGTAAGTACAAGCCGCTGATCCCAGTCCACTAGCGTGTAGCCATCGGATGCGAAAAGCGCGACGATTTCCCGCTCAAGGTAGATCGTCCATTCCGTACTCGCGCCGCCGCCAGTTTCATCTTCATCTATCGACCATTTGACTTTCCGAAGTAGGCTGCCAGTGAAGCCCTTGCGGCCATCGGCCCTTGCAACGATCACGGTTGACTCGGACAGGCGCAGCAGCGATTCGCGTAGGCGTGCATAGTCTTGCTTTCCGCGCCCCCACCGCAAGGCCATCAGCATGCGATGCGCTGTAGTCTTAGCGCCTTCCTCGGTGCTTCGCAGCCGGGCGATATGCACCGCCTGCAAAAAAACGTCCTCGTCATCCTGCCGCAATTCCTCGCCGGTATAGTAGAGATCAAACCCGTTCACGGTGGCGATCCGCATTCGCTTCATTGTGTCGCGCGGCTCTTTTTTGCCTGCCGCCGTGAAAAGTGCGCTACGTGCAAATGGGTTTGGTATGCCGCGTTGCTCGTCGGGCCATAGGGGGAGCTGCACCGGGGCGGCGACCACGCGCCGCTTTTCTTGGAGGCGCTTTGCGGCGTCAATGAGGCGGCTGCTATTTTCGTTGTGCTCGTCTTGGCTCATGCTGTCCTGCTGGTGGCGTTCGTGTTTTGAGCTGCGGTAGTTGCTTGCTGCCAGAGCTGCGGCCCCGGTTCGTGTTTTGAGCTGCGCCCCGGTTCGTGTTTTGAGATTCGATATTCGTGTTTTGAGCTGCAAAAACCGATTTCATTCGTTCTTTGAACTGCGGTCTATCGTGTTTTGAACTGCGGCAATTCGTGTTTTGAGCTTCAGCGCCGTTCTGAATTTCACATTAGAATCAATGACTTAGGGTGGTTATCCAGACCCCTATAATCTTCTTTTAATCATCTTCTAATCAAAACCAGCGCTTTCCTGCAACTCAAAACACGAACATCAGGCTTCCGCATCCGGCGAATAGTGCTTTGCGATCAGCGCATCAACATACCCAGTGACCGCTTTTTCCAGTGCTACCTGAATCGAACGGTGCTTCGGGACGTTATCGGCTACCCATGCAAGCTTTGCATGCAGGGCTCTCGACATTCTGAAATTGTACCCAACAATGCTATCCGGGCTCTCGACTTCCCAAGGGGCTGGTTCTGCGGGCGCTGGAGGCTCTTTCGGCGCGTCGGTGGCGCGTTTATGCGTATGAGGCTGCGCGTCGCTTGTAGGTGGCTTCTCGGCCCTCCCATCGACCTTCGGCTTGCGAGCGGGTTTGTCCTGGCTGTTCGCGGCTGTAGCTGCCGCTGGTTGCGCGGATAATTCTGGCAGCGCTTCAGCAAGCGCGGCATCTTTGGCCGCTTGCGCTGCGGGCGGCAGGGGTGGCGTGCTGGTAGCTGCCTGCGCAGGCGTTGTCGCCTCTGCTGGCGAGGTCAGTGCTTCGACAGGCTTGCCAGCCGGGTTTATCGCCAGATGTTCTTCGGGGAGGTTGTTGGCGGCGGCCACGAAATCGGCGGGCGACCGAAAGCCCTTTTTCGCTGGCTTGTTCATGCCCATACCTCTTTCGCCAGTGCGCGCATTTCTTCGGCGGCCTTTTCGTCGCCCCTGATGTACTCGACCGCTGCCATTCCATCGCGCGCGCAGAGCCGGTACGTCTTGCGGTCTTTCACGATGGTATCGAGCATGGTGTAGTTCTTCAGTTCCTCAACAAAATCGGCCATTTCCTGCGCATCCGTCATCCTCGGGTTCGTCGGCGCGATGTTGGTCAGGATTGCCGCTTGCAGGTTGACGTTGAACGCTCTTGCCTCGGCTACCAGCTTGTCCATCTTCGACAGCGTGAACACGTCGAACTGGGACGGCTTCGCAGGCGTCACGATGGCGTCAGCGACCAGCATCCCGGCGCGCAGCTCCAGAGAATCCACGCCTCCAGCGTCTATCACGATGTCATCGAACTTACCGGCCAGCCGCCGCACCTCGTCGGCCAGCGTGGAGCCGTACACCGACACGCAAGTGATGTGGGGTGTG